ATGCCGATTCGCTGCACATTCGTTTTGAACAATCAGTCGACGTCAGCTTTCCACTGTCCAACCGTAGGCACTCTACCTGCGTTTTCGGGACGCGGTTCCGGACGCGATAATCCAGAAGCAACCGCGATCGAAAAGATCGGCCCGATACCCAAGGGCATCTACTACATCGTGGACCGCCAGTCAGGCGGCAATCTCGGTTGGCTCTATGACCTGTGGGGTCAACTCGGATACGGTACGTCCGATCACACGAAATGGTTCATGCTTTGGAATAGAGACACGGGCGATAGCACGTATGTGGGTAAAGTGAAGCGCGGCGCATTCCGTCTGCATCCGATTGGCCCGATGGGGCTAAGTGAAGGGTGCATTACCGTTACCAACACAGCTCGCTTCGAGAGGTTCGCTGCGTTCCTCCGCCAGAAGGGCGCAGACCTGACTGTTCCGGGTACGAACCTCAAGGCTTACGGCACGGTGGAAGTGAAATGACGAAGCTCGGAAAATTCGCGCTCAGCACGAGCATTACGCTCGTTGGCGGATGGGCACTCGCCAACCTAGTGATTCGACTTCCCGCTGAAATGCCCGGATTTCTGGACAATGGCATCCGCGCCGTGCTGAGGCTGACCGGACATCGCGAACTCGCGAATCCGGACGACATGGAAGTGCTGGCGATGACGGCAATTCTCATCGCATCGATCATCGTCGTCGGCGTGCTAGTCGCCCTCGCGAACACCATCATTAAGCGATCACTCGCTCGCAGAACGGCTCACTGAGTCTCGCCATAACGGCACAACAACGTGAGAGATAACGAACTCCACGGCGTCGGCTGGCCTTGTTCGCCGTGGGCGGGTCAACACAGCGCGCCCCGATCGCAATCGGCGCATGGCGTTCCGGTTGCCGGCCGCAGCCACAGTGAATTGAAATCCTCCGCGAGGCGGCGTCGTGATAACGCCGCCTCGGCCCCGAGCGCCATCACGTTTAATCAACTGCCACGGCTTATTGATCGCCGCACGTGCCTGGTTTGCATACAGCCAGGCGAGCAAGCAATGGAGCGCGAGGGTTAGTAGCAGCAAGGATCGGGCAGAAAAACCCACACCACCGCAGGAATAGCCCCCTGAGCGATATCTATGCAATTGCCCGCCAAGCCTCATGGCGGAAGGCAGCCGACTTTATCAGCCAGCGCGAGAGCCTTGATAGGTAAGGATCCCACGCCTTCGAGAAATGACTACCCACAACCGTACCCACAATGCCCAGAACGGTAGCTATTTCGGGCAATTCTTCTGCCGCGCGAGCGTCTTGTAAGTGGAGTATGACTTACATAGGGTTTTGAACACATCATTCGCCGTCTGGAATCACCGCATCATCCCCGATCGTCGCCGTCAGCGCATTGTCGCAATGCCCCCGGCTGATCCGGTCACACCGGCGCCCGGCATTGCGCGCCTTCGCGGCGCGCTCGCTGATCGTCTCATTCGGCGAACCGCCGAAAATGGTGTTCACGGCTTCATCAAGCAGCACGGCGAAATTCAGCAGATAGCGACCGATTTTGCTCATCGCGGCACCTTCGGGCAATTCTTCGCGACAGCGAGATCGTGCGCAAGGATCTGTTGTTTCGTTTCTAGCGTATCTTCCGGCACTGCAGTGATCGGCTTCACCCAACTGCAGGCAGTGTCGACGACGCGAGTTTTCGGGAGCGATGGTGCAGCCGGTTCCGGGCAGTCTGTCGCGCACGCGGCAATGCTAAGCGTGGCGAGCAAGATGATGATCGCTCGCATGACTCACTCCTTTCGCAGTGCGCCGAGCGCATCAAGCTGCTGATCGACGTCGGCCGGCGTTGCAGCTTGCGCCTGTTGATTGGCGGCGGCGGCGTTTTCAACTGCATTCGTCTCGGTACGCGCTGCCTCGGCATTCGCCTGCTCGATCTGCTGCCCAGCTTCAGCAACCTGCTGCATTCCTTCCGCGACCTGCTGCGCGGCTCGAGCTTCAGTCGCCACGGCACCCTTCGTTTTAATGAAGCCCCAGATGGCGCCAAACGCGATGCCTCCGACGCCGATAATGATCGGCCAGAACTTGGCGAACAAAGAAATGAAGATCGTTGCCATCTCTCTCACTCCTGAATATCGAGCATACCGAGGTTGCGCGTGCTCATGATTGCGATCAGCTTGTCCGCGTAGAGCGGATCTGTTGCGTAGCCCGCGCGCGCGATCGCCCGTGCGAAATCCGGTCCGTTTTTGCAGTCGAAAGCCGAGTGATAACGCGGATTGCTTCGTAAAAAATCCGCATGATCGTCAATGCTCCCCTGCCAACCGTCATAGGCGCGGAAGCGCGCCGTGATTTCAATCGATTTGCCGTTCACGACCTCGTGCGTCACCTGCTCTGTCACCAAGCCTTGCCACGACAGATCCGCCTTGATGCCGAACAGGTTGAAGCCTGGCGCGCGCTTGCCCCAACTCGACTCAAGAGCTGCTTGCGCGACAGTCACGCTCGCAGGAACTCCGGTGCGGCGCATGCATGCCTGCGCTGCCAATGAGATTGCCGCAATAAATTCCGCTGGGGCCTGAATGATTGGCGGCTGCGGTACATCGGCCTTTGCAGATGGAACGTTTTGCGGTACAGCGGGCTCCGCTTTCGTTCCATCCTGCGTCGAAGCCGCACCAGAAGCTCCACTAGGTGGAACATCAGAGACAACTTCCGGTTTTTCGACTGGCGTCGAAGGCATCATAGGAACTGAAACCAGGAGCGTGGCCCAGTTGGACTGCGCCGGCGACGTCGTTTCGTCATGCGGCGCGGGAAGGGCTGTGGGAACGGGCACCGCGCGCCGGAACAGTGCCAGGATCGAATTAATGAGATCATTGAGCAGCATCGCCGCCTCCTTGCGCCGCTGCAGGCTGAGCCTGATCGACCTGCAACAAGCGAGCGAGCAGCACCAGCACGAAGCCGCCTGTCGCGATCCAGTGAGCCCAGCCATGCGGCAAAGCGTCCTTCAGATCGTCAGGAATCGAGCGCCACGCATCGAGCAATGCGGGACCGGCACCGAATACAACCGCAAGCGCGCTCGAGAGTTGAACCGAGCCAAGCTTGTGCGCGTTGCGCCATTCGTCAATCAATCGGATCTTCATGACAGCACCTTCAAACGAGTTTGCAGGGAATCGGCGCGTCCTCGTCGTGCCGATAGACGGCGCAGACGCGGTGATAGCCGTCTGCGATGAGCGTCGGTTCACCGCGGACAAGAAGAATCGGTGAGAGTGCTTTGCCCTCGCGGATCTTCTTGCGGTTGTGCCGAACGTGTTTATTAGTAGCGGGAAGAGGCGCGAGACCTGAAGCCCGCAAGATGTCCTTCGCCTTGATATGTTGGATGTGCGCTTCTCGAAGCGCCCCGATAAGTTGCAGCGCGCGCGATGGATCGAATTTGAGGCTCAGATACGACTCCGCTTCCGGATAGTCGTGCTCTTCCGGCTCCGCCAGCCATATGATTTCGTGGCTCAAGATTTCTCTCCTTCGCGTCGGCTCAGAATCTTGTCGCGCACAAGCACATAGGCACTGAGCCCGCTGTAGATTGATGTGATGACGAGCGCGATACCTGACAAAGTAATACTCGATACCGCATGTCCGATCGCCACTCCCAGCCAGCCGAACGCGATCTTCACGATTTCCAATGCCTGCCATTTGTTATCCATTCGGCACCCCATAAATGAAAAACCGCCCGAAGGCGGCTGTGGTTAAGTGATGATCATCAATTGAGGACTGGACCCAGACGTAGGTGGCGGAGATCCTGATGGTGCCTGCAGCGCGTCAAGGAACGCTGCTCCGCCGTTGTTGTTTGATATCGCGCCTCCCCATGTCACCGTCAGCGATGACTGCGCGGATGTGAAGCCCTTGCAGGCCGCGCCGACGGCTGAGTACTGCAAGCCTCCGCCGTTCTTCGTCCCCGCCACGAACGTCCATCCAGTGGGGGGCGTGTTGTAGTTCGTGGCGTTGTTGCCGGTGCCTATGCCCTCTATCATGAAGGTGTTGGCGTTCGTGGTGCTCGCCGTCATGGATGGGCTTGAGTCGTTGGCGACCATCGTCTGGGGCAGGGACGAGTTCGGGTCCCAGGGGCTGGTCTGGTCGCAGCCGTTGACCCCGAACGCGATGCCAGAGAAGTCGTCTATCGACATGTTATACGTCGCGGTGATCGTCTCCGAGGTCACCACCGACGGCGCGTATGCCCACCACACCTCGACGTCGGTTACGTTCGACACCACAGACAGGCGCTTGTGCCACGTCAACCCGCTGGTCGATGACACCGACGATACCGAAGGAGGCGCGGACGCCGGCTTCTCAGCCACGAAGACGGCCACGATGACGTCATTCGTCTTGGTGGTGGACAGGACGACGCTGCACGTGGCCGTGCCGGACACGTTGCCGGACGTGTAGTTGTCAAGCGTGGGTGCTGGCATGTGAGCCTCTCGTCACCGCGTGCCTACTACCGCGAGGTTTATGTTGGCCAGCGTGGCGTCGGGCGACGCCGGAGCGACCACCTGCACGACGTCCCCCGGGCTCGTCGTGACGGCGCTGGTGAACGTGAACGTGCCGGACGTGGCCCCCGCGGCGAAGTTCAGGGACCCGATGCTGGACCCGTTCTTCTTGATGGAGAACGTCGTGCTCGCGGTAGCGGCCGTGCCGGCCTTGGCGTAGCTTCCCGTCAGCGAGGCCGGGAAGGTCACGGCCTGCGGGGTGATGGCGCTGAGCACGACCGCGCTGGCGGAGGGTGCGCCGGGCTGATAGCTGATGAGGTCGACCGGCTGCGCAGCCAGCCCCGGCGGCGTGACCTGTACCACGGACGCGAAGTTGAAGTTGCTGTTGTTGGCCAGGGCCAGCGCGCTGCCGGTGGACTGGAAGGCCGCGAACTGCAGCGTGTCGCCGGCGTTCAGGTAGACGTTGGTCGACACGTCGTTGGTCACGAACTGTTGCGTGGCGCTCCCCTGCAGCGTCTGAAGCGTGGCCTCATTCTCGGCGCCGTTGATGAACAGTGCCGCGGCCAATTGCTGGCTGGCGGACCACGAAGCGGTGGCGAAAATGAACTGGCAGGAGACGTTGTACCACCCCGCCGTAGGGGCGGTGAAGGTGCCGGTGCCGGCGTTCCAGGCACCGCTCGTGGTGTCTTTAGTGCTGGTCCAGCCCGTAATCACCGTGTAGGCCGCGTTCGGGATGCTCTGCGCCGAGGTGTTGTACGCGCGGAAGCCGACGGGCGCGGTGGATATGCTCTTGGCCACCCACTTGCCCGTTGCGTTGTTCCACACGAGCGCGTTCTGGTCTATGCCAGCGCCCTCCGTCACATTCACGTCGGACAGCCCAGACAGGGTGCTCGAGCCGGTGGACGTGCCATACGGCTGGTAGCTGCGCTGGTCCGTGTAGCTGGTGACGGTGGTGGCGCCTGCGACGATCACGTATAGCGTCACGGAGCCGGCGGGGAAGCCGGTAGTATTGACAGACACGGCCCCAGAGGTGGCGCTCGCGTACACGTAGTTCGTGGCGCTGGCGGTGAGCGTCACCGTGCCGTCGTTTATCTGCGCGCCGCCGTACCAGCCGCCGTAGTAGCCCCACGTCAGGCCACTGGTGGTCGACGCGCGCCGTCCCCATAGCATGGCCGGGCTGGCGGCGTCGAAGTTGGCGTTAGCCACCACTTCTTTGTTGGCTTGCGTCGAGCTGATCTGGTCGATCAGGGATGTGCTGTTGGACATTTCGTCACCTTGCGATGGTGGCAATGGCTGCGTAGCCAGCCACGCCTTGGTCGCTGTTCTGGCTCACGGTTATGGTGATGGTCTGGCCCGTCGTAAAACCGTCTGCGGCTATCATCGACGCCGTATATGTCCACGTCGGAACGGCCGGCGAAACGAATGGGCCGCTGACGGAGGTCGTCCGCTTCACGGTGCCGCTGCTGGAGACGGTCACCGTGTACGTCTCGGACGACTCATCTAATGGCACGTCGGCACCGCTCAGCCACGAGTAATTGACCCTAGCCCTGCGCAACCACGTGACGGTGATGTCGCTGGTAGAGGCGGCACTGCCGTGGAACGCCTGAAGCTGCCACGGCGACAAGGGCTTCACTCGCGCCACGGCCGGCTGCACCGTGACCTGCCCCGTCGGCGTCAGGCCAAACATGTTGTTCAAGTAGGTTTCGAAGTACATGTTCTGCCCGATGTCTGTCAGGTTTATGCCAGTCTGTCCGATGCTTGACGACTGCAGCAGCACGAACGTCTCGCCGGCGGCGTGGCCTCCCATGGCCCACTCCGTGCCGATCTGGCCGCGCAGCAAGCCGCTAAGCGTGTATTGTCCGGGCGCGGTCTGCGTGGCCGTGCGGAACAGGATGATCTCGCCGCCGACGTAGGCCACGTTCGCGCCGTTGAGAAAGCTGGCGTAGCTCACGCTGGACAGCGACAGCGCCGCCTCGTACAGCGTCACCTGAAGGGTGTTCGTCTCGTCTGGAATGTTGCCCCCATAGAATCCGCCGAGGGCGTTGCCGGTGTAGCCGATCGGCGTCGGCGTGACGAGCTGGAGCAGTTGCGCGAAGTTCGCGTCGTCTCGCGACACGTCGACGTAGCAGCCCGGCCACGAGCCGCTGAAGCCGCACGCCGCCAGGTACAAGCCCTGCGACGTATCCTGACTGCGCAGCGGCGGCACGTCGAGTACGGCCAGGACGGTCGGCCCGGAGTACGGAACCTGCTGCGGCACGAAGCCCTGCGCCGAGCCGCCCTGCGCGACCTGCTGCGAGACGTTAGGGTAGATGGACGAGACGCTTAGGTCCCCGGTGAACTCGACCACGCCCTTGCCGTTCAGCGCCACCTTGGTGATGCGCACTGGGTAGACGTTTCCGTCGTAGCCCGTGACGCCGACCACGTCCGTCGGCTCGTAGGCCAGGTACTTGTAGCTCGTGGCCCAAGTGAACGTCTGCCGTTTCGTCCACCGTTCCCAAAGCATCGCCTCCACCCGAGTTCGGGCCTCGGCGTCGGACAGCACAATGGGCACGCTAGTGGACTCGTCAAGGTTCGACGTCGTAACAGCCCGGAACGCGCGCTGCGTGTTCGTCTGGTAGTCGGCAGAGTTGGACGGGTACGAAATGGTCTCCGACCGCGGCAGCTCGAACTCCTGCACCACCGTCTCGACGAGCGGATTCTGCGCCGCCTGCTGGCCGCCGCCCGCAATCGCGCCCATGTCGTCCCACGGTACCGTAACCGCCGCCTGCGCCCCGCGCCTGACGAACTTCAGTTGCCCATCGCAGTCGCTGACGTCGAAAAAGTACGTCGCCTGCAGCGGGGCGAGCGCCTGGCGCGGGCTTGACTTGCTGGTGATGGCAAAGCCCGTCACCACGTCACCGAGCGATGACGCGTCGTACTGCGACGGCTGTAGGCCCGCTGAGGCGCAGATGTCCGACACGATGGAGGACAGCGTCACCTGAGACGGGTTGCCGCCCATGTTTAGCGTCATGTATCCGAGGCGCACGGATGACAGGTCGGCGCGGAAGAACATGATGAGGCTGTCGTTCACCACGTACATCGTGTGCCAGTTGAACGGCGCGGTGCCCAGCAGCGTCAGCGTATTCAGCGAGGGCCTGAAGACGTACACCGTGGCCCCTCCGCCGCCTAGGTAGATGTGATCGTCGTCGACCACGAAGCCCGGGAAGCCGGACGGCATGGAGCCTCCGCCCGGGGCGGTGGTCCAGCTGTTGGTCACCGCCAGCGACGTCCTATCGAATTGGTACAGCGCGCCCGCGGCGTAGTCGCACGCGTAGACGTACGAGGCGCTGCCGCCGACCATCAGCCACTGCTTCAGGACGCCGGACTGCGCCACGATGAGCCCGCGCTGCGACAGGTCGCATCTGTAGATCGGCCTGCCGCCCGGGTAGTACGACGTCAGGAAGATGTCGTTGCCGTTGCGCCAGAAGTTGGCCTCGCTGCCGGCCACGCCGAGGTCCATCGTTCCCGCCGCGTCCATGGCGTCCCACGTGCCGTCCGGGTGAAGCCACCCGGGCCAGGTGTATATGCCGGGCACGTCCGAGTAGCCGAACGGCATCCCCGAGCCGCCGTGCCCGTACGAGCCGGGCGGGAAGAACTTCAGCTGCTGCGCGCCGTAGGCGTTGAGGTTGATGACCCTGACGCCCTCGAAGCCGAGGTAGTAGCCGTACCCCATGGCGGTGCCGCCCTGGCCGTTCAGGTTCGGCGCCATGAACAGCGTGCCGTCGGCCGTGGCGTAGGTGTACGATGACGCCGTGACACCGGTATAGGCCGGCGCGATGTTCGTCGCCACCTCGAACGTTAGAGAGGGCATATAGTTGCCCCACTGCTGCAGGTTCAGCTCATTGAACACCACATAGGCCAGGCCGCGGTAAGGCGGGGTGTTCGCCGCGCCGAGAGCGGCTTGCATGGTCGGGTCGGCGACCTGGTTCTCGTCGCCCGGATAGACGGTGAAGTTGGTCACCATCTGGCTGGCGCCGGACACGCCCTGGAAGTCTGCCGGATTCGAGACGTCGTAGATGAGCTTTCCGTTGGCCCATATGCGCCGCACGCCGGTGATGGTGTTACGGCAGAGTGCCACCGCGAAGCTCACGGTCACGTACGGCTGCTGGGCCTTGCCGCCCATCCCCTTGCCGCCGCCGGCGCTGTGCTGGTGCGGGGTACCCATCCAGATCACGTTGCCGGCGAGCCTGTATAGGCCGTATACCTTCGGGATGAACTTGCCATAAGCGGAGTCCTGGACGCGGACATCGGATGGCGCTGGCTCCTTCGGAGGGGAAAGGATGGCGCCAAGCAAAGAGCCGGCCATAAAGCCGGCCTCGATAGCGAACAGACTGCCACCGGACGCCACGCCGCCGATTACTGCCCCAGCCGTACCCAACAAGAGCCCAACTGCCTGGCCCATTTATTCGACTCCTTTCACGCTGTAATAGCGGCAGACGTACCGCAGCCATTTGTCGTCCATATCGTGCTCGCACACCACCCGGTTCACTGCATAAGCGTGAATGACGGTCCGCGGTGCCGTGAGGATGCCGAGATGCATCGGCTCGCGTTCCCAATGGAAGAGCACCACATCGCCCTCGCGCCCGACCGGAGTTCTGTCCATCATGGAATCGCATATCGGTGCGAGCGTCCCATCCGGGCGCCTTGAATAGCCGTCCACGTCATAGTCTGACGGGCATAGGCCTAGCGCCTTCGCTACGCCGATGACCAATCCGGCGCAGTCGACCGCCACGCCTTTCAAGCGGCCCTGATGGCGGTACGGCGTGCCGAGCCACGTCCGCGCTTCGTCGACAAACTGCTGACGTGTGACCATCGTTCAATCCCCAAGCGGGCGCAGGATCGTGTCCGGCCCCGGAATGTATGGCTCGCCGCGGAAGTGGAGGATGTTGCTCCACCTGTCCCGGCACGTGCCGAACTGCTTGTCGCACCCGGCGACAATCGTGTAGGCGTCGCCGGGTGCGATGGCGAACGTCATGGGCATGGCCAGCGTGACCGAGCCCGGGGACGAGTTGCGCACCTCCATGCTGTAGCCCGTGTTCTGCCCGGAAGTCCACGTGACCTTCCCATACGCGAAATAGCCCACACCGTACGTGTAATTGATGAAGACCTCGGCGCCGCCGTCGCCGGCGTTGAACGTGTACAAGCCGCCCGAGGTCACCGAGTACTGGTGCGAGCTCGGAGAGCCGCCGACGGCCGTCCACGTGTTGCCCGCGCTGTCTGCAACAGAGGAGTTCGCGACGAAGGTTCCTGACGGCGGAACGATCTGTATCTGGAACGGCCCGGTGGTCGGCACGCGCCTGCCCATGCTGTCGACGAAGGGCACTGTCGGGCCCGCCTGCGTCAACGACGGGTCGGTCCACGCGAGGTACTGCGCCGTGACGGCCGACACCGACCCGCTGAACGTGAGCGGGCCGAGTGCCTTCTGGCAGCGCGAATCGCCGAAGGTGGCCCGGCAGGTCGTGCTGAACTGCTCGCCTATCGTCTGTTGCATGGTCTGCGCCAGTCCGCGCAGCTCCGCCTTCCACACCCCGTTCTGCAGCGTGAACTGGCCGAGGTTGCCGCTGGTGAGATTCATCTGGCCCATGGACAGGTCGGCATAGTTCACGACGAAGATGAGCACGGCCGCGTTTGACCACAGGCCGGCCTCGACGCCGCTGCGCGTCACCGCGCCGCCGCCCGTAACCAGTAGGCCGTCTATCTCCAAGTTTGACGTGGACAGGTCAGCCGACGATTCGACCGCAGACGCCGTGTAGCCATAGGTGGAGCGGTAAACGACCCCGTTGTACGCGATGTCCACGTCATGGTCGGTGAAGCCCCACACCGTGGCGTCCGTGCGGATCACCTGCACGCACGTGGCGATCGTCCGCACGTCTCCCGCGAGCCACGTGGACATAGCGGCGCTGACGCCCCTCACAGCCTCACCTCCACGATGGCCAGGGACTGGAACCCGAACAGCGCGCCCGAGCCGACGTCCAACTGCGGCGAGAACTGGTCGGTGTTGAATCGGCACGGCGTGTCGAAGGCGCCGGCCCACGTGAGCGAGTCCGACGCCTGCGGGTACATGTACGCCGTGCCCGTGCCGAGCGTGTCGCCCGAGGTATTAGCGCTCACCGTGACCGTGGTCCCGGAGATGGCCGTGATGGCCACCGCCTGGTTGTTCAGCGTGCCGCCGGTGTCGCCGGTGACGCCGGTGAAATACAGCAGCTTGCCCACGGCCCAACCGGGCGGCACGGTGCCGACTGAGAAGCTGGTCGTGGTTCCCGCGACCCAGCCGGAGGTGAAGGCCTGGCTGTCTGCGACGAACGTCACCAAGCCCGTCGTGGTGTCCAGCCCGCACTGCCCCGGCGACACCCCGTAGACGACGGGGGAGCCGTTCCTGTACACCGTCGTCGTCTGCGTCGGGGCGCCGCTTAGACCGTAGGTCAGCAGTGGTTTGCCTATGAGGCGGTAGTCGGCCAGCGGCGCCGCCGCATAGCGCTTGAACATCTGATAGGCGGGGACGCCCGCACCCACGCCCGACGGTGCCGTGAACGATGAGTAGCTGCCGACGGGCAGTCCAAGCAGGCCGCTGCCCTCGTCCAGCCAGTCCGTCCAGTCACGGAACCTGAACCCGTAGGCCTGCCCTTTGCAGATGCGGAAGAAGTTGCGCAGGGTCTGCACTGAGTACTGGTCGAGAACGCCACCGTTGGTGCGGAAGCAGTTCTGGAGATCCCATTGGCCACGCCCGAACGTCCACAGCACATTGCGCTGCTCGCGACCGCTGGTGCTGCTGGTCACCACGGTGTTATAGCTCACGCCGCCGCGGGCCCACACGGCCAGATCGTCAGGGAAGCGGGGCGATTCCAGAAAATTTGATGTCATTCGTCACTCCTTCTGAGCGCCGCTTGGATCGCCCCTGTTAGCCACTGATGCCGCCTAGCCCCGCGCGCCTCGGCCAGCGCCGCCTACCACTCGGTGCCCTTGAAGCTGGTGCCCTCGTCGACCATGGCGCCGCTGAGGTTGGCGCCATTCATAACGCAGCCGCCGAAGTTGGCACCGCGCAGGTCGGCGCCGGCAAACGTCGCGCCCGTGAAGTCGGAGCCCGCGAGATTCGCGTTCCGCAGCGTCGCCCCCTTGTACTCGGCGCCGGCCATCTTGGCGCAGCCGCAGCTGAGGCCGGTGAGGTCGAAGCCGCACATGTCGATGCCGCTCAGGTCGGCGCCCATGGCGACCGCAGCCTCAATCGCCGCGGTCGCGCTGGCGGCGATGCCCTGCCACAAAATTTTGTCGGAGTCGACGTTCTTCAAGACGAAAAAATTGCCAGAAAGCGTGCTCATTGCTACCTCTCCTTAAAAGTCGGTTGAAGTTTCAAGCATTCCTCTTGAGCGCCTGTTGGACTGCCATACCAGCCATCGAGGCGATTTGGCTTTGGGTGCGCAGATCGACTCCGTTGGGCAGCACGAACTGGTTCGTGACTGTCACCCCGGCACCGGCGCTGTACGGCGAGTTCATGTGGGCCGGCACGATCGCTTCGCCGCGGTGAATCTGCGCGATCATGTCGTTCGGCACGTACGGCGTGCCGACGTCGAACGACGCGAGGCCCATCAGCGCCGACATGCCGCCTGCGTCCGCCCCCATGATCCCGGCTGTCACTGCGCCTGCCGAGCCTTCCAGTCCGCTCGAGAACCCGAACGCGCCGGCGAAATCTCCGCCACCCGGGATCAGTGACCCGAGCAATCCAGTCAGGCCAGAAGCAGCTGACCCGGCAGTATCGCCACCGATCAACTGTCCGACCGTCATGGTGGCGACGGTGGCCGTGGAAGCAGTGAGCGTCGTCGCGTTCTGCATCACGGTGGACATCTGCGCGACATTCATAGAACCGGCACCGGCACCGAGTCCCATAAGCGCCGACCCGCCATTCATCCCAGATGCGACCGCGCGCGCCGACCCTTCGAGCCCAGTCGAGAAGCCAAACGCACCGGGAGCATTGCCGCTCCCGCCATTGCGATGATCGCCGAGCAGCATTCCGAGCCAGCCAGTCAGGTACCCAGACGCGGACGAGCCCCCCTCGCCCATCGGCATCTCGAATAGCTGCTGGAACAGCTTCTTCGAGACCATCTGGACCAGCATCTGGTCGATGCTCTTCGCGAAGCTGTTGAATGCTTGCCACGCGGTCTGAGTGCCGTCGACGAAATTGCCGAAAGCCTTCGCGAAACCCTGATCGATCGAATCGGCCGCCTTCTGCGCATCGGCGTTCATCGCGTCGGTCGCTTTGATGCTGTACTCCAGCTGGCGCGTCTGCGATTCGTCGCGCAGGCGATCAATCTCGTCCTGAATCTTCCGCTGCGCCTCGACCGTGAGGCCGACCTCGGTGTCGAGCCTCTTCTGTAGCGCCGCGATCGCGCGGTCGGATTTATCCTGCTCGAACTTCTCCTCGAGCGCGAGAAGCTGGGCCTGCGTGATTCGGCCCTGCGTAAGCTCTTGCGTGGCAACGAGCGTCGCGCGGCGTTGCGCCTGCGTAGCCTCCGACTGCTCACGCTTCGCGTCGAGGTCCTGCAGCGCGCGCAGCTCATCGTTGAGCGCCTGACGCATCTCCTGCGAAGACTGCTGCTCGGCGGCCGCGCGCTGGCGCGCCATGACCGCGAGTCGCCCTTCGATTTCTACTTCCCGCGTCTTCAGCGAAAGGCGTTCGGCAGGGTTCCGGGCCTGCGATTCCAGCGACTTCGTTTCGTCGAGCTGCTGCTTCAGCACGGCCCGCTCGGCGTCCATCCCCGCGAGCGTGATGCGAAGGCGGTCGGCGTAGTACGTCTGCAGCGACACCTGGCCGCCCTTGTACGACTTATCGAGCTCGGCCTGCTCGGCCTTCAGGTTCTCCTTCAGCAGGTTGAGGCTGGCCTGCGCCTGCGCATTCTCATACGCGTAGTCGCGCAGCGGCGTCACCTGGCCGCCGGTCTTCTTCGCCTTGTCGTGGCTGTCGTATTGCTCGCGGATCTTCTTTTCCATCTCCGCCTGCCGGCCAATCATGGCCTGCAGGTCGGGCGGAATGGGGGTTCCAGATTCTTTCGCAGCTTGTTTCGCGGCAGCGATTTTCTGGCGGAATTGGTCGACAGCCTGGTCGGCCAAACGCACGTCGCCGCCGAGTCCTTTCCACTGGCTTCGCAGTTCCTCCATCGCCTTCGCACCGGCTTCCTGTACCTGCGCGGAGCTCGCGTTGTGCAGCGCCTGTGCACGCTGAGCATCGCGGCGCGCGAGCATGTCCTGCAGTTGCTGAGCCGCGATCTTCGGGTCGATGTTCTCGACCTGTACGCCCTCGACCGTGATGTAGCTCTGGCGTTCGGCCGCCTTGCGCAGGGATGCAATCTGCTCGTCGATGTTGAGCGGCCGCCCCCAGTTCATCATCGCGTCCCACGCGGATGACGCGGCGGACTTCACTTCGTGCCAAAGGCCCGGCAGATAGCCGAGCTGCGCGGCCGTCTGGTTGATCTTCTGGATCACCAGGTTCGCCGTCTCGGCCTCGGCCTGTTCCTTATGCCCCTGCTCCTCAAGCATGCGGATGTGCTCAAGCTGCGCCATGTTGGCGAAGTGGTACGAGCGGTTGTATTCCATCGCCCACTTGAACACGCCGTCGTCCATTTTCTCGAACGACTTCACCACCTCGTCGGCCGACGCCTTCGAGAACTGGCCGATCTTCGCGATCGCCTGCGACACGGGTTCGAGCGCCGCGCCGGTGAAGCGCCCGGTCGCCGCAACCGCCTGCAGCGCGTCGCGCGCCGCCCCGATCTTCGATCCGGTAGCGGCCGCGATGTCGTTGCCCATCTCGATGAACTTGCCGCCGGTGAGGCCGGCGTAATCCCCGGTCAGGATCAATTCGTCGCGCAGGTCGCTCATCTGCACCGCGCCATGGATTGCTGCGGACGCCGCGATGGCGATCGCGCCGGCGAGCGCGCCGACCGCGAGTCCGGCCGGGCTCATGATCTTGCCCATCCAGTCCATCTGCTCGCCAAGCACCATCAGCGAGCCGACGAAGCGCTTGTAGTTGCCCATCATCATCTCGTGCCCGAGCACGAGAAGCTCGCGACGGGCGGCGACGCTCGAATGGCGCACATGCTCATTCGCTTTGACGACAACCTCTGTCGATCTCGCTTCTTCAGCGTTCGCCTGCTGCACTTTCCGGGACGTCGCGACAACCTCATTGCCGTAGTCGTCGACGACGCCCGTCACCTGGCGCACGGAACTGCTCATGCGCCCAGCCAGGCCATTGATCGACGCCGCCATCCCGCTGAAGCCGCCGGTCAGGGCGGCAGTCGATGCGCGCGATTGCTCCACCAACTGCTGCAGATCGCGCTGGATGAGCCCGATCGCACGCGCGAGAGAGTCCGCGGCCTTCGACGCTCCCTGCTCGGCACCGTCGGATGAAACGGTGATCGATACATTTACGTTGTCGTCTGCCACTGCTCACTCCAAGTCACTCGTCCAGCAGTCGGCCGCCCATCGAGGCGAACATCTCGGAAGGCTTCGCGCCGCCGTCGGACGGCGCGGTCGCTGCGCCGGCCTGCGGCTTAAACTTCACGAACGCGGCTGCACACCAGTGCATCGGCGGATGCTTCTTGAAACCGCGGTACAGGGCTTCGACGCGGGGTAGGTCGAGCTCGTCGATGTACTCCCACGCCCAGCCCGTCGCGAGGATCAAGTCGGCGTAGAGTTCGTCCCAGTCGAGGTGCTCTGCGCCGGCTCCCCTTCCCCCGATTCGATCCTCCCGGCGGTGTGCACCGCACGGAGCACGACCGGGATCGTCGTCACGTCCAGCGCGCCTTCGAGCCAGTCGCGATCGAGGTCGGGCGTGCCGCCCTGCTCGCGCGTCAGCGTTGCGCCGATGAACTCGGATAGCTCGTCGAGATACTCGGGCGTGCCGTCGCGATATTCCTGCTGCGCCTTCAACCAGCGCTTGATGCTCTTGAGCGAAGCGGGCGGGACCGGCAGCGTGCGGCCGCCGATCGTCACTGTGTTGTTCATGGGTCAGTTCTCCACGGCGCAGCGCGCCGCGCGGATGCGGTGGTACTCGATCACGACACTGTCGATGTCGAGCTTGTCGAGGAATTGCAGGATCACTTTTCGGTTCTGGAGCGCGGCGGCGCGCGTCTGGCACGGCGTGTACGGCACCGTCTCCTTCAGTTGCCAGTTCGCGAGCGCGAGGCCGACCGCACGGAAGACGCGCTCGACTTCCTCTACGGAACAGCCGAGCGCGGCAGCCTGGGCCTCGGGCGTGACGCCGCACGCCAGGTTCTGATAGATCAACTTCGCCGAGGCCTGGTCCATGTCAGCTCGCCTCGCCGAGGCAGATCGTGCCGAGCGTGTTGCTCGAATCGACGAACGCGCTGAAGTCGAATTCGGGGATGTTGAAGTCCTCGAGCTTCGTGCTGAACGTGTACTTCGTGGCGACACACTGATTCAGCGTCAGCGTGACGCGCTCACCGTTGAACACCTGCGAGACGACCGACTTGAACGACGGCGCGGTGCCGAGCAGTTGGTTCGTCATCGTCACCGTTTCGCCGACCGTGTTGCTCGTCGGGGTGTACGTGTAACTGATGCCGACGCCGAGGCCGGTGTCCGCCGCGGCGAACGTGTAGACGCCGGCGGCGACCGAATACTGGCCCGTGGCCGGCGCCGACGCAACGCGCGTCAGCGGCAAGCCCGTGGCGGCGTACTTCACGCCAAGGTCCGTCACCCAGCCGGCCGAGTTCGCAACCGTTACGGTGTACGGGCCGGTGCCAGGGATCGTGCCGGCTTCGTTGTCGGAGATGAGCGTCTGGCCGACGCTCTTCGAGATCCCGAAAAACAGATCCGACAGCACGCGGCCCTGAAACTGACCGGCCATTGCCTTGCCCGTGACCTTCATCGTGCCGCGGCCGATCGCGAGCGGCAGTTGGTAGGAACCGAACAGTTCTTTGACTGTCGCGTCGAAGCTGATGTCGGCCGATTGCAGCGCGCCGAAACGGTTCGGCGTGGGGTTGGCGTTGCCCGACTGGATGCCCCAGAAGGAACCGGCGCCGAAAGCGTATTGAGACATGGTGGTGCTCCTATGCGTGAGCCACGAGCGGGCAAGAAAAAGGCCGGCTCAGACGAGCCGTCCTGCGGGTACTGCGAAAGGTGGATCAGGATTCGCCGATCAAGCGGCAAGCTGCTTCTTCAGTGCGTCGACTGCGGCGCGCACGTGGTTGAACGTCGCGGTGTCGCGCGACACGATCGAGTCGTGGAAGTTGGCGCGGAACCACGCTTCGATCAGCGCGTCGATGCGCGCGTCGAGCGCGGGGGCGGCCGGCGCCGGCGCGAGTTCCACGGCCAGCGTCGCGCCGGGCTCATCGCCGGCCACAGGCTGCTTTGTATCTTCCATGTCGCGCTCCTTCAGTTGTTAGTCAGGATGTTGACGGGGATGATTACGACGCCCTGCGGGCCGAGCATCCCTTCGTCGGTGACAATCTCGCCCTCGATCCAACAGTGCGACACGGTGCCCCCGAGCGTCTGGAATCCGGTCAGCGGATCCGGAGCGAGTGCGGCCTCGATCGCGTCCATCAGCGGATTCAGCGTCGTCGCCGGCGTCACGTCCATATCGCTCCCTGTGTTCACGTACAGGTAGATCTCGCATTGGAACGACACCTTCGCCGGCAGACCCTTGCGAGTCTGCTGATGCTCGCGCTTCTGTACCTGGAACAGTGCCGGCTGCTCGACCGCCGGCACGTCGGCCCAGTGACGCAGGCGCCGCGACGTCGTGACGAGACCTTGGATGGCCGACAGCTTCGCGAAGAGCGCCGCATAGATAGGCTCGCGCGTCATCACCGTACCCCGCGTGCAACTGCCTCGCGAATGCCAGCGAGGATCTCGGGCCGCATGTCTTTCAGCGCCGAGCGAAGGAATGACCGTTCCGGCATGACGATGTCGTAGGACTTCGGCACGCCGACCTGATTTCCAAAATCGTCCGTGACGTACGCCGAGGCGAATGCCACCTCGCGAGCTCGCTTGTGCGATTTCTTCGCGAAAATCGCGCCGCCGCGTGCATTCCTGAGAAGACGCCCTTGCGCATCGGTGCGAAGCCTAACGACGCCAGGATTCGACATACGATGGATGATTCCACCGTACTCGTGAATCGCGGCGTATTCGACCGCAGTACTGACAACGGCTGTGATCGACTGCCGGTCCGCGCTTTCGACCAATGCCTGATTGATCGACCTCCAGAGACGACCGGTGCGCACATTCAGGACTTGGCCCGCGAGCTTGTCACTCACGACGTGCCGCTGCAGACGAATTGCGAGATCCTGAACCTTGCGCTCGAGCGCGGTTCGAATTCCCGGAGTGATGCGCTTGATGCGCTCGATGACGACCGATTCGCCTGCAACCTTTGCGTCGATCTTCATACCGGGATGACCTTGCGGTAGTTGTTCAGGATCGTGCGCACGCCAGCCGGCATGTCCGCCACCGAGAACGACACCACCTCGCCGTTGATCGACTTGCTGACCTGGCCGAAGTGGTTGCGGTCCGAATACTTCAGGCCGATCAGCTCGAGCACCGCCTGCTCGATTTCCGGCGGCGTGGCCGCGAAGCCGGCCGTGTACGACACCTGCACGCCGAGCGGCGGCCACTTCGGGAACTGGCCGTCCGCGCCGTTCGGGAACGCACTGAAGCCGACGTTGCCGATCAGGTACAGGAAGCGATCGTCGAACGTATAGCCGACCTGCACGCCATCCGCCGACGCCGCGATCGGCACGCCGCGGATCGCGAGCGACGAGACGGCCGTGATCGGGTAATTCGGCAGAGCGAGCGTGTTCGAGCCGCTGCCGGTGTGCTTCTCCGTGTAGGCAGCCGAGGCGATCGCCCGGTTCAGGTACGTCTGCACGAACTGGCTCGCCGAGGTCACGAGGCGCGTGAGCATCGCGTCGTCGCCCGTCACGGTGCTGGGCACGTTCAGCCATTGCTTCGCGTTCGCTAGCGTCGTCAGATCGCCGGCCGCCACGTTATGCTCCCATGCCTTCGCCCGCTGCCGCGGTGCCGGCGTCGCCTTCGCCGCCCGGCTCGTCCGCCGGCGCGTCATCGGTCAGCACAATGCCGTGCGCGGCTGCCACCTCGGCAGAGAAATCGTCAGGCAGCATGATGACGCCGCCCTTGCTGGGCTTGTACGTCTCGCCGCCGTGCGTGATGCCGCCGAAATTCTTCGGCGTCTTGAACTTCGCCATGTCGTTCTCCCGTCAATCCCAGTACGCGACGATGTTCGTCACCGTGCTCGCGGCATATACCTTCGTCGCGCGGATCGGATACATGCCGGAAGGCAGCGTGATCGACACGTTCGTTTCTCCGCCGACGGTGTCGATGACGAGAACCTGCGTCCCGCTGTTCGTGAAGGACAGATACGCCGTGGCCGGCAACGGCGTGCTGTCCGATGGCGTTACCGCCTGAGCGTGATTGGCCATGCTGACGGACCTCGTGGAAGAAAAAAGGCCCCGACCGAAGCCGGGGCCAACTCGCGCTACTACGTCGCTGCTCGATCAGCCGTTGGCGATGTTGGTGATGATCGCCATCGCGAACGGCGCGTACACCGCCAGCACTTCTTCCGCGTACACGCCCGACTGCCACATACGCGTCACGATCGGGAAGTCGAGCTGGTAGTAATCCTTGCGGCAGTGGATTTCCGCCACGTTGCTGACTTCGTTGTTCTGGTACCAGAGCGGCAGCTCTTCGCACCAAGCGATGATCGTGCCCGGCGGAACTTTCGGGTGCAGCATCACCGGAATGAGCTGGCCGCCATTCGCCGTGAACGGGTTGAAGTAGAACGTCACGACACCCGATGCGGTGATCGCGTACGGTTCCTTCCCGGCGGCCGGCTGGTTGTAGCGCAGCAGCGGGCCGCTCGAGTTGTTGAGCACCTTGCTGGTGATGTTCATCTGCTCTTGCGAGTTGACGTAGATCACCGTCGCGCCGAGCTGATACGTGTCCCACATCGTCTTGAACATCTGGTCGATCTCGACCACCGAACCGCGGCCCGACGCAGTCAGCGGCGTGCCGGTGCCGGCGGTGCCCGTCGGCATCACCTTCACGTACGCGCCGTTCGCCGGCTTGAACGCAGTCGTGAGCAGCCCGTCGAACGCCAGCGGGTTCGTCGAGTTGTCGGCCGTAATCGCCGTCGCGGCCTGCGTGCTGCTCGAAAGCGGCGCAGAGAACGTCGCGCTGTTGATCGTCGTGATCGCCTGCAGCTTTTCCGCGCCAGCGGTACCGACGTACCAGGCGTACGCGACCGCACCGTTCACGACCGGGACCGTCGCCGACAGGGTCTGGCCGAGCGTGACCGCCTGCGTGGTGTTCGACGACTGGTTAGACGAGCCGCCAGCGACGACGTAGGTCTGGCCGTCGGCACCGGTGACGGTCTTCTGCGTGGCGGCGCCGTTCGCGACCGAGCTGTTGATGAAGCCTTCCAGCGTCAGCGCGACGACGATCACGCTGTACGTCGCGGCCGGCAGCGTCGCGCCCGAACCGGCGGCCGACAGCGTCGGCGCGGTCGGCACGCCGAGCGCCAGCGAGTTGTTGCCGCCGAGGATCGCGTTTTCTTCCTTCAGCATCGTCTTTTGCAGCAGGCGCATCGCCATCGTCGCCTTCACGTCTTCGAAGCCTTCGCCGGCGTGTTCGGCTTCGAACGTCACGCCGTCTTCTTCGCCGATCGTGACGTAGTTCGCGGCGACGGGTGCCGTGTTGTACGACATGCGGCCCGAGCGCTGACCTTCCGGCACCCACGGCGACGAGTCGTAGCCTGAGCCGATGATCGCCTTCACGGTACGCCAGTTCGTCGCCACGCCGCCCTTCCCGGGCACGCGCGCGATCTTGTTGCGGAGGGGCGTCACGACCGGATACAGGTTCTTCGCCGGTGCCTGCAGGTCGTATGCGACTAGGTTGTTCGCCGTGGTGATCGTCTTGCCCAAGCCGTATTGGCCCTTGACCAGCTCCAGCGTTTCTTGAATCGTCTTCGCGTCCATTTCTTCGACTCCAATGAAAAAGGCCCGCGCAATGGCGGGCCTTTTGTGGTGTGACGGATTGCCGGGCTATGCCGGCGGGTTATGGGTGGATGGGAAACTTCTGGAGTGGATCAACCGCGGAAGACGATCACACCGCCATTCCGTCGGGCCTTCTTGATTGCGGTAGCTGCTTCGTCAATGCTGCCGTCCGCCTTTCGTACGGGTTCGACTTCCTCCTGCTGCTCGCCGGCGACGAAATCGTGGCTCTTCCCGATCGCGACCGCGACGCTATTCAGTGCGCCCTTCGGATCGACCGGGGTCTCGCTCAGCTTCTTGACCAGCGCGGCCTGCTCGTCGAATTGCTTCTGGAGCGTGTCGCGTTCGCCAGCCAGCGTCGCGACGGCTTTCGTCAGCTCGTCGCGCTCGAGGGCTGCCTTCGCAACCTGTTCAGTCGCCATGGCGAGATCCGCCGTCAGCTTCGCGAGCGACTCGCCGGCCGCCGTGAGCTTGCTCAGCGTATCGGCATGGGCGGCCTTCTCGGCGTCCATGTCGCCGTCGGCGTCCTTCGCGCACTTCGCGCCGAGTTCGCCCATCAGGTCGTGCGCCTTCTGGATGCGCTCCATGTCAGCGCCGCTGTTGCGCGCGCCAGCCTTCGCGAGCAGCTTCTCGAACGCCTCGTGCATGTCGGCGATGCCGGTCGCCACGGCAGCCTTGTGCAGGCTCTCGGCGGCCGCCGCACATTCGAAGAAGTAGACCCACGGCGAGTCGACGTTGCCGTCTTCGTCCGTCAGCTCGGCGACTTCCTCGGCGACCATCGCGGTCAGCAACTCGCCGCCGCGTGCGAGCCATTCCTTCAGGTCGTCCGGCATCGTCGAGCCGTCGCCTTCGGCGGCTTCCTCGCGCGCGCTCGACTGCTGCAGGGAGTGGATCGACGCGAGCAGGTTCGCCAGCGTCGACACGCTGTACATGCCCTTGTGCAGCGCGAGCCGCGCCGCCAGCGTCAGGTTTTCCGGCGAGACAATCACCGGCTTGCCGGCCTTCGTGAGCACCGGCTCGGCCCACTTGTCGGCAGCCGACGGCGGGCCGTCCTTGTCGATCTTGTCCTTCCACGCGGCGATGATTCTGTCCTTGACCGTCTTCAGCTCGTCGGCGCTGTACTCGGCCGCGTCCTTTTCCTTGTTGATGTACGACCAGGCGGCACGGATGTGCTCTTCCGTATCGATCGGGTACTTGCTGTTCTTCTCGTCGGCGTATTTCACGTCGCCGTACGGTTTCTTCTTGTCGTCCTTCGCCTTCCGGATCGCCTCAAGCATCTCGTCGAGAGACAGGTCACCAGCCTTCGCGAGCGCCGCGACCTCGTCCGAGAACGTGTCGGCCGTAACCGGCACCGGCGCGGCGGCCGGCTTGAACGCCTTCTGCATGACCGAGCCGTCGGCCTTCTCGATGCTGAAGAACGACGCCGTCGGCACGCACGGCAGGTCGACCAACGAGATCTCACACGGGTTGGCGGTAAAGCGGCGCGCGCTGAGCTCGGCGTCGGCCCAGCGCTTCACGTAATCGCCGCCGATCGAGAAGCCGGTGTACACGCCTTCGAGCACCTTGTCCCACTCGGCGTCGTCGACCACCTTCGCGCAGATGTCGATCGCCTTCTCGGCGTCGAGGAAGTCGATCGCGGTCAGCTTGCCGGCGGCGATGTTGTTGTGCATCGCGCGCAGGTTGCCGACCGACTTGCCGTCCGTCGCCTTCGCGACGTCGCCGGACCACTTCTCGAAGTACGGCTTCGACGTGGCGTAGTCCATGATCTCGCCTGAACGGTCGACGACTTCCTCCGTCGCGCGGCCGTACACCAGGCGCTTTTCCTCGTCCACTTTCGTGAGACGGGCAAATAGGCTCAGTGACATCGCTTTCTCCAGTGTTTCGGCGGGGCGCCGGGGATGATTCAGGATTTCTTCAGGACGGGCAGCGTCACGCAGCGACAGCGCGGATGCGCCGGAGCGCCGGTGCTGCCGTCGGAAAACGTCTCGTCGAGGCCGACTACCTCGCCGTCGAGCTGCGCGCAGAAGTCGCAGCAGCCCGGCGCGACCTTCCACTGCTTGCCCTCGACGACTTCGCTCGCCTTCCAGCCGGAGATGTTCCCGGCCGTGTCGGCAAACGCTGACTCAGTGCGCGCGATCGTCTTCGCGCGGTCGGACGAGAATCCGGCGCTCTCCTTCAGCGCCGACGCGAGCCGGTCATTGCTCCAACCGCCGCGGACGGCGTCCATCACCGTGCCGCGGATCAGTTCGCGCGTGCCCTGCGTGATCTGCCACTTCGCATCCGGGTTCGGCATCAGCGAGCCGTCGTCGGCCCACTTCATGCCGACCATCTCGGCCGCGCGCTCGTGCGCCCACGCGGTCGCGTGCTGCGTCATCTGGTCCTTCGTCTCGTCGCCGAACAGGTCGAGTTGCTTGAGCGCTTCAGTGCCGCCGGCAACAGCCACGCGCACGAGTTCGTCCTCAACCGGCTTCGCCAGGTCGCTCCAGTCGGTGAAGTCGACCTTGTCGAGCGCGTCGTCGGCGCGAAACTTCGGATCGTCCTCGGCCATCTTCCCGAGGCCGAGAGCGGCGCCCAGCTGCGCGGCGATCGCGCCGGCCTGCGCCTCGAGGAACGGTTCGAGGATCGCGGTCAGCGCCTCGGTGCCGCTCTCGATCTGGGCGGCGTCCGGATCAGTACCAATCAGGGGCTTTTTTTTTTCGAGATGCGCGTGAGCGTGCTTATCAGCAGGCGTCGGTTCGTCTTTCGGTGCAGCAGGCGCAGGCTTGTCGCTGGGAGGCGTGTCATCGGGAGGCTCCTCGCCGGGCGCGCGCGGCGCGCCGCCGGCATGCGCAGCGGCGGCGGACGCTTCCGACGCGACGCGCTGCTTCTCTTCCTGCTGCTTGTCGAAGTCCATCACCCCGACGGGGCCGGTCGCCGTATAGACCGCATTGCCCATACCGATCGGATCGTCGCCATCTTCTTGGCGCGCCTCGTCGACCGACTTCGTGCCGTTGCGGACCTTGAGGTCCTGGATCTGCGCGGCGATCAGCGGATCGAGTTCCTCGGCCTGATCCCAATCGAACTCCAGATCCGTCCAGCCGAAGTACTTCCAGACGATGTAGTTGACCAAGTTGCGGATCCAGTTCATCCGCGGCAGCAGTCCCTCCTGCTTCGCCTCTTCCTTGGCGTTATCGGCGGTGGCGCGGTTCATCTGTTTGATGAACGGCGTAGGCGCGGTTGAGAACGCGAAGCAGATCACCCGGGCCAGCCACTCGTCGTACTCATCCTTCAGAGCGAGCGGCTTTGTGTCATGCGGCGTGATACCGCCCGGGATGAAGCGTCCCTGCTTCTTCGTCTGCCCGACGGTCAGAGAATCCCACCAGATCTGGAACTGCTTGATCTGGTCCGGCTGCCAGCTATCCGGCACGCCGAACAGCAGGTCCGGCACGTTGCCCTCGGTGTAGTACGACATCTGGTTCAGCGACCGGCGGATCGAGATATTGACCGTGGTCAGCACCTGCTCGACCGGGCTATACCCGTAAATCTTGTTCGTGCGCGGATTGCGCGGCCGATAGATCAGCTCGTCGCGCGTGTAGTCGACCGCCTGGATGCCCTTCAGGATCTGCTGGTACGCCGGGTTCGGCGGCAGCGGCGTGCGGCCGTTCGGCAGGATGAAGCGCTTGATCGTCGCGCCGTCCATCGGCTCGAAGCCGTACCAGTCGCTGAGCGTGCCGCTCGGCGCCACGTCGCCGCCCTTCGTCTTCAGCGGGTACAGCGTCGGAGCGTCGATGACGAACAGGTCCTCGAGCAGCATGCGCAGCCACTCGTCCCACGTGTGCTCCTTGTCCGGCATCTGGAAGAAGGCGGTTAATTGCTTGCAGCGGTCGTCCGGCTTCTTCTTCGTGTCGATCGGCTTGAACTTCCACTTCAGCGCCGCGAGGTTGTCCTTCTCGTTCTCGATGACGAGCCGGAGGATGTCGCAGTTGTCCGCCAGCGCGCGCAGTTGATCGAACGAAACCTGCTCGTACGTCCGCGCACGCGGGATCAGGTTGACGTTGACCGGGAAATCGAACTGGCGCCCGCGCGTCTGCGCGCCGGGGAACTCGGTCAGCGGCGGCAGACCCGGTCCCGGTGACATCCACGCAGTATTCGTGCCCTGGATCACGTAGCGCGAATCGACGACGCCGTAGTTCGGCGTTTGGCCCGTGGCGCGCCCTACCATCGCGCTATCGATGGGGGTTTCCTTGCCGCCGTCAGGCATCTCCTACTCCTAGATGGGTTACTTGTTGCCGTTGGCGGCTTTCTTCGCTGCCTCGGCGTCGGCCGCCTGCTGCTGCATGAACGCGAACAGCCCGGTACCCGGCGCGATCTTGATCGCATGGGCATAGACCAGCGAGTCGCCTTTGTCCGGCGATCGCTTGATCCGCTTGATGATTTCTTCCTTCGCCTCGATCTGGATGCCGCGGGCGGTCAGCTTCCAGCGCGGCGTCGTCAGGTCGGCGAGCAGTTCTGGATCCGGCGGAATCGCCAGTTCGTCGCCGCCGACCGGATCGAGCGCTTCGCGCAACTTCCAGTACCACTCGGCGCGCGCGTTGACGAACGCGAGCTGGCCGGACTTGTCACGTGCGTCGGAGCCTTCGGCGCCGTTCATCGCGACCGCCTTCATCCCAATCTTCTCGGCGAGCACGTCATACGGCGAAGTGCCGACGCCGCCGATGTCGATGTTCACCGTTGCGTCATCGCGGCGCATGTTCATGACCAGCGTCGCGACCGCCTGCCCATTCGGCGTCGACTGCCCGGGCTCGCACACCGGCGTGTCGAAGTAGTTGTCGAAGCGCGGCGTGGCGACCGTCTTGTCCTTGCCGCCGCGTGCGACGTCAACGCCGATCGCCGTCATCGGCGTCTTCGGCTTCTCGCGCTGCTTCCAGCGCTCCTGCGCGGCCTTCACCCACGCGCTCGGGATCACCTGGAATGCGCTGTCCTCGCGGCCCGCTGCGAAGTCGCCCTTCAGCATCTTCGAGCGCAGCGGTTCGGGCAGAGCCTGCAGCTTCGCAACGTAGCCGGTGCCGGCGTAGTACGGGTTGTCCGTCACGCGGGCCGGAATGAACGTGCGCGACTGCGGTGTGTAGGTCTCCTCGCCGCGCTTTACCGGAGCCGGGCTGTCGACCTCGATGTGCTCGTCGCCGACGATGATGTACCAGCGCAGCTCGCCTGGCTTGGCCTGGTTCGGGTGGTTCGGGTCGAGCCACGGCGCGAACCATTCCAGCAGCCAGTCGCCCTCCGGATCGGTCGGCGGGTTCGAGCAGAGCAGCAGCTGGCACTTCTGGTCCTGATGCTCGGTCCGGATCCACGTCGTCAGGAACTGGACGAACGCTGCGGGGAAGTTCGCCGCCTCGTCGAAGACCAGTAGGTCGTGCGGCCGACCCTGCAGCTTCTTGAGATCCTTCTCGTGCTGCACTGAGCCAAACCGGATGAACCGGCTCTTCTTCTCGAAGTTGCAGCGCCACCAGCCCTTTTCGTTGTAGCTGCCGTGCGCGCTAAACATTTCCTTCGAACGCTCGACCATGCCCTCGAGCTGCGGGAACTCTCGGCGCAGGATCAGCGACCGCCGGTGCTTCGTCAGCGCCTTCCCCAGCGCGAGGTCGGATTTACCGCCGCCCGCCGCGCCGCCGTATAGGATCAGGTCGGCGTCACACTCATACGCCTGGCTCTGCGGGCCCGGCAGCGGAATCCACTTCTGGCTCTGCAACAGAAGCCTGTCCAGCTCGTCGCGCTCTTGCTGCGTCAAGTAGGGCAGTAATTCGGCTAGCTCGTTCGGCGTCGGAGAGTTCATGGGTTTCGATAGGGCCGCCGTTGCGGCCGGTGATCTCCGTCTTCGTCACATCGCGCCACTTCTCGGGCTGCCGGTTCTTCAGCCAGAAGATCGCGGCCGTCGTATCCGGCGGGTAGTGCTTCCGGATCTTCGTCTTTCGCAGCTTGCCGCCGATCACCCGCAGGTCGAGGTCGTCGTGCTCGTAGCCTTTCGCTCGGTTGAAGAGGCTGTCCGCGATCTCAGCGTCCGCGAGCGACTTGCCGCTTTTTATGGACTGTAAAAACTCCGGATGCTGACGCTTCCAGTTGTTCAGCGTCTTCTCGGCCACCCCGAAGAAGTCGGACAGTTCGGAGTCGGTCGCACCGAGCTTCGTCAGCTTCGCGGCCTGCTCGGCGTACTCCGGGCGATACGAGCTGGGACGACCGCCTTTCGGCTTCGTCGCTGGTTTGGTTGGAGTACCCATGGCATGAGGAAGAACGTTTCTCTCAGCCCGCGGGCGGCGAGCATGATCTACCGGCGAGCCGCCGGGCGTGGAAAATAAAAAGCCCGCGACCGGTTTCCCGGTGCGGGCGAACTCTGGTCCGAAGACCTGAGAGGAGACACGGTTCGATCAGTCCGGGGCTTCCGTGAAAGTCACGTAGTACTTCTTACCCGGAACCAGTGCATCCACGACGGCGCCGTTCTGGATCGTGGCTTTGAACTCGGCCATAGGCGTCATTTCGCCGAAGATGGCGTTCTCGCTCGCTGCCTGCTTCTCAGTCGATCCTTCCCACACAGCGCCGAAGCGCACCGTCGCGGCAGCATGGCGGGACGTGTCCTGGCCGGCGTATCGGATAGTGGTGATGTCGTGAAGCTGCAGCTTGCAGCGCATTACGTGCGACATGGTGATGCTCCTGAAAATCGCCTTGCGGCGGTTGACAGGCCTTGGTCTTACGGTCTTGCAGCCTGCGAATCGGTTACAGCAATCCCTTCAGCTCGTCGACCAGCGCCTTCGCGTCGTCCGACAGCGGAAGGCTCGGCGCGCCGGCGATCGCGCGCTTCAGCGCGTCGATGTGCTGGTACAGCCACGCCATCAGGTTGTGCTCGTCCGTCTGGCCGGATTCGAACGCGCGGCGACCGAGCTGCTCGACGCGGGGCAGCAGTGGCACGGCGACCACGGTGGCCGTATCAGTGAGCAGTGTGACCTCGCCACTGGCGATCTGTTCGCCGGCCGGTACGGCATCGGTACTCAACAGCTCATTCAATGCTGGCGCGCCATCAGCGTCAGCGGCTGCGCCGGTCGTACCATCCGTCAGCGCGCTCGCGGTCGCGGCGGATTGCGTCCAGCCGGCATCCGCCGCCGCAGGCGCAGCCGAACCGAACTCCCCCCACCGGAGCGGCGCCAGCGTCCGTCGGGAAGGCCAGCTCCGTCGACGACGGCGCGGCATCTGCCGTTGCGCCGACGCCGGCATTCGTTACGCCATCGGCGCCTTGCATTGCATTGAGGTCGGACATCGCCTCGTCTCCTGGTCGTGGAATGAAAAAAGCCCCGGTCCATCTCTGGCACGGGGCTTTCTGGGGCAGTTCTCACCAACTAGACAAAATGGTAGCTGTCCGTAACACGAATTGCAACGCACGACTGTGAACGGCAACGCACGACCGCGCAAGGTCACGCAGTAGCCTGTTCCCTCCCTTCGACAAGCCCGGTGCGCACGAAGTACTCGGTCAGCTTGTCGATCGCCCCGTTTTCGAGTGCCTTCAGCCGCGGGCAGATCGCGTCGTACGCCCGTTTGTAGGTCATGTGGCTGGCACCGAACGACTTCTCCAGATCGCGGAAGCTGATCTTCGCCTTCTCCTCGCCGACGTAGTGGCGCGCGATGATGCAGTCCATCGCGAGCTCGGACACCGACCGGAACTCGCCGGCGAGATACTTCGAAAGGTTCTGGATAGCCTGCGACCGCTCCTTCAGGAAGTAGAGCCGCACCGTTCCGTCCGGCAGGCGTTCGTCGCCCATCTGGCCGAACCGCGCGAGGATCACCCACTGCTCGCGGTCGACGAGCTTCGTCTGCACGGCGCTCGCCACCTCGGCGCACTGCCCGCGCACCTCGATCGGCACGAGGCCCCCGAAGTTGACCGTCCCATCGTTGCTTCCGTACAGGTATTCGAGGAACGCCGCCTGGCGCTTGTTCAGCGTGCCGAGCGACTCGATGATCCGGATCAGCGTCAGCCGGAGGCCGTTCTTTTCGCGGACGGGCTCCGACATCACTAGGTAGGCGACGTGTAAAGCCTGCTGGGTTGAGCGGAAGATGGCGTCCATGATGGCTCTATTTTGGTTTGGCGTTGCATTGAATAACAATTGGCCGAACAGCGTATCTGTCGCATCGGCGGCTGTCCTCAATACACTTCGATGGTCGGCGCGCACGAATATCACATGCCACTTCCGGACCACCGAATGGAGATTTCAGCAAGTTTCGACAGCCAGCACACGTGCGCGCCATCGCTCGTTTATCGCCTTCCTCTCGGCGCGCATATACGTCCTGCGGATCACGGTAGGTCCAGCGTTCGCCTTCGTCCTGCCGTCGCCGCGTCACGCGTCCTCCTCGCCGGTCATGCCGAGGAACCGGTAGTCGACGCCGCGCCCCGGCTCGTCGTGGCTGGCCGCGCGCCATTCGGCGGCAAACTGATGTACCCACGGCCCAGTAGCTGGAGGTATCACCAACTTCGGTTCCGGAGTAGGCAGAGGCGTCCAACGCGGGGTGCTAATCGCCCGCATGTTGCGCATCCGCTCCCGGGCCTGGTCAATGCGGCCACCCTCGACGCCCTTCGCGAACCCGGCGAGGTAGTCCAGCGCGTGCGCCACCTCCGGGAACTCGGCGAACCAGCGGCGCGCCTCGACGCACTCCACGCGCCAACGGTCCAGCTCTTCAAGCTCGCGCCGCGCGACCAGTCGTTTCAGCCATTCGAACATGTCGTCTCTCCCCTCAATCCCATTCGACGCCGCGCTGCGCGGCCCACGCCTGCGTCCGGGTGATCAGATCCGCGTACTCGCCGATTGTGATCTTCCCGCGCGCGGTCGAACGGCGCGTGCGGCGGATCTTCCCGCCTTCGCTCACCGTTTCGGCCATGCCGAGGAATTCGAGCACCAGCTTCTCGTGCCAGTACGTCGCCGGCTGCAGCTCGCCGTCGTCGTCCGGCACTTCCTCCGCGATCCGCGGCAGCACGACGCCGTGCCAGAACGCGCGCTGCGAGTCGAGCGCGTCGTGGTCGGGGCTGGTGACGATCACCATCAGCGGCTTGCCGCGGTCGATGAACGCCTGCGCGTGCGCCTTCACCACCTGCACGACGGACGCCCAGACCATCGGCGAGCGCAGCATGAACGCGTGAAAGAGTCGGTCAGACATCGTCATCCCTCCAGTCCGGCGGCAGGCCGCGCACCAGCCGCGCGCGCGCCGCCGCCTGCATCGCCTCGATCGTCGCCTGCGCGCCGAAGCTGCGCGGCGCGGCCGGCAACTCCTCCGGCTCCGGATCGTTTTCCGGTTCCTCGGGCAGCGCGCGGCCGGTGCGCCGCAGGATTGCGATCGCCTTCGGGAGCGCCTCCGACGACCGCATCGACGCCGCGCGGCGGTACAGCGCCTGGCGCTTCGGGTAGCCAAGGTTGTCGGGCAGCTTCGAGAACGCGCAGCCGATGGTCATCGAGTGCAAGATCGCGTCGAGGCAGATTCGGTCGCTGAAGCGCGACGGCGCGCCGCGCTGGTACACGTACGTGCTGAACAGCGGCTCGACCGCCTTCCATTCGGCGTCCGTCAGCGGCTTGTATGCGGCAGCTACCGTACTCATCGCGCCACCTCGATGAGGAACGGCTCGCGCACGCCGGCGGAAAACCGCTGCGCAGCGCAGAGCGCGGTGCGCACGCGCTGTTCCGGTTCCATGCCGCTCGTGCTGTAAAGCGAACCAAGCGCAAATTCCTGACCGCAGCCGCAAGCGTCGAAGTTGGTCGCGCTTTCACCGATCTGATAGTCATTTTCGACACGGAAGACGCGCCCGCGGTACGCGCACAGGAACGTGCCGCCTTCCTCTCGCTCGTTCTCGCGGTGCGCGAAGCCGCCCTTTTTCAGGCATTCGCGCACCGCGTCGACGAACGTCGTGCACATGAAGGCAAATGTGTCGACGCCCTCGCGGTGATCCGGAACCGACAAGCTATACCTGAGCAACTGGCCCATGCGGTAGGAAGTCGTGAAGCCGATCAAGAACGGCCCGACGCGATAGATCTTCGGATCCAGACGGTCCCATACCGTCCAGCCGCCGACACCAGCCGAATCGGCGCCCATGTAGATGCCCGTCTCATGTTTGACGGCCACGATGCAGGTCATGACGCCTCCTTTGGAGTGGCTCGGAAATACGCGACGTGCAGCCCGTCGCACGATTCCGCAGTCGTCCAGTCGAAGCCGTGCACCTCGCCGAGCGCGGTCCAGAAGGCTTCGGCGCCTTCGAACCTGTTCCAGCAGACCTCGCCACCGCGCTGGACCACCAGCAGCGCGGGCGGGTTGCACTGCTGCGTGAAGATCTCGTATTCCAGTGGCGACATCATGTACAGGCGTTTCGTCATTTCGTGACCTCGATGAGACCGCGCTCGATCAGCGCGATATGGGTTGCTGCGATCCATTCGAATGCGAGCTGGCGACGCTCGTCGCGGGTGTAGCGCGCACCTTGGTCGTAATCGCGGTGGCAGTCGGGACAGAGCGGGAACAGCGCGGCATCGCTCGCCTTCATCGACATGCCTTTGCCGTGCTCCGGCAGGTTCGAGTGCGCAGCCTGAGATGGGCCAGGTTTGCCGCAGCACGCGCACGGCAGCGATGCGACAGCGCGCCGATACCGCTCCGACCGGAAGGTGAGCGTTTTCGGGATTCCGACACCGATGAGGCGTGCTACCACGGCCACCCCTTCGGCGCGTCAGCGACCGGCAGGAACTCGCGTACGAGGAAGTGCCCGAAGCCGAACGGGATCCGCCACTCGCGCGCGACCAGCACGTCGCTGCGCGATTCCTCGTAGTACTGGGGCAGCGCGAACAGGCCGTCCGCGAGCAGCACCGCCTGCTGCGGCTGCAGCGCAGGGCCGCCCTGCTTCGTGTAGACGCCGTCGGCGCCCAGTTGAATCACAAATCCGCTCACGCTCCCTCCCCGCGCGCCGCCGCGCAGCGCTGACACACTTCGAATTTGCCGCGCTCGAGCAGCCCGGCCGGCCCGACCTCGAATCGGGTGTGACCGCACGCCGTCGTGACCGGCGTGATCAAAGTGGGTATTCCGTCGATCGATACCGCGCGCGGCGCTTCACGCCGGAACCAGTGCGCGCGGCGGCCGAACGCGGCGAGAACCGCATATCCTTCGCGCCACTGCAGCGCGACCGGCTGCCCGGCAGGTACGTCGGCGATGCGGCCGTTGAGGATGAGGCGTTCCATCAGGCCGCCTCTTCAACGTTGTCCGTCACGTCCATGGGCTGGCAGTACACACGACCGGCCCCGATGTCTGGCACCTTGACCAACCCGCGCGCCGCCGCGAACGGATCGCTGCACACCTTCCGACGCGCGCGGTAGCGCCGTGACTTCTCGGCGCCCGTCAGGCGCGCCGGCTCCGGCGCGTTTCGCCCGGGACCTGCGATGAACATCTGGACGGGCTTTCCGCCTGCGGCACGCCTGATCCACTTCAGGATGTGGAACGGCGCCGAAGGGCCAGCGACTTTCTTGTTGGCGTACTTGCAGACGCCCGCCCGCGACAAGCCTGTTCGCGCGATCAATTCGGGCGCCGTCCCGGGGCCGTTCTTCAGTTCTTCCGCGATCCGGTCCAGCACGTATCCCGGAACACCGCGGGCCGAGTGCGGGCGCGGGCCGAATTTCAGCTTCTTCTTCGCATGGGAAACCACTTGCTCATACGTGCGATCACCGAACTCGTGGAGGTGTTCTTTCAGGCTGCCTTCAGCGAACCAGTACTTCCGCAGCAGCGCTTCTTGCTCGGCGGTCCACTTCATCACATGCCCTCCTGCTTCAGCCCGACGTGCAGAATCGCCAGCGCGTCGGCCGTGTCGTCTTCGTCCGCACCGACCTTGAAGCCGCGCTCGCGCGCGGTCGCGATCATCGCGTCCTTGTTCGCGTTGCCGCGGCCGGTCCACGCCTTCTTCACGGTGCCGACCGACACCGGCACCAGGCGCACGCGCTGCACGTCGCACCACGCCTCGAGGTGCGCGAGGAAGCCGCCGTACACGTGCGCGGCGATCACGTTCGGGCGCTCTCGCGGGCCGTGCGCGCTGACGTGCTCGTAGTAGATGGCGTGGAGCTCGCCGGCGGCCGCATAGTGGTTGCCGAGCATCGCGCGGAAGCGCAACCAGCGTTGACCAGGACCATCCTTCGCCCGCGCCGAGAGGTTCTTCGTGCCGTAGGTCACCTCGGCACCACGCGCGAGCGCCCAGCCGCAGCTCGTGCCGAGGTCCAGCGCGAGAATGTTCAAGGTCGGCGCGCGCGCGGGCACCGGCGCGACGTCGAAGTCGGTCATGATTTCAGTCATCGTTGAAGCCTCGGGATTTGGAAGGTGCGGTGCGCGGCGTCGGCACGTACCCCATCGCGAGGTCGCCGAACTTCGCCTGCTCGTGCACGAACGACGCGTACGCCGTGCCGAGCGCGCCGTTTCGCTGCTTCGCGATGATGATTTCCGCGACGCCCGGGTCCGGCGTGTTCTCGTGGTAGACCTCATCGCGGTACAGGAACAGGATCGTGTCGGCATCCTGCTCGATCGCGCCGGAGTCGCGAAGGTCGGCCATGATCGGCCGCTTATTCGGGCGCTGCTCGAGCGCGCGGTTCAGCTGCGACAGCGCGATCACCGGGATGTCGAGCTGCTTCGCGAGCGCCTTCAGGCCGGCCGAGTAGCTGGCGATGCGCAGGTCGTGGCGCTCGTCCGGGCCGCCGGTCATGAGCTGCAGGTAGTCGACGACGAGCAGCTTCAGCCCGTGCTTCCGCTTCACGGCGCGCGCGCGGCTCGCGATGTCGGCGAGGGTCATCTGCGACATTTCGTCGACGAGCAGCGGAAGCTCGGCCAGCCGGCCAACGACTTGTGTCAGCTTCGGCCAGTCGGAATCGGTGAACTGCGATCCGTTGCGCACGCGGTGCAGCGCGATGTCGCCCTGCCGCGCGATCGCGCGCTGGGTCAACTGCGCGCCGGGCATTTCCAGCGAGTCGACCAGCGCCGGGCCAAAGTTGGCGGCGACGTGCTCAGCGATCGCCATCGCCATCGCGGTCTTGCCCATCGATGGGCGCCCGGCCAGGATGATCAAGTCGCCGCCGCGCATGCCACCGCCAAGCTTGTAGTCGAGGTCGGACAGGCCGGTCGACGTCGCGGTCGGCGTGTTGCCGTGGTACTCGCTGTCGATCGTCTGGACGACTGGCGTCAGGTACTCGCCGATGAACTTCGGGCCGTCCGTGCGGCCGTCGGCCAGCGGCTCGAACTTCGATTGCGCAATCGCGACCAGTTCTTCGGCACTGCGCCCCATAGGATTCGCCACCTCGGCACCGATCTCGTCGACGGCCGACAGCAACTGCCGAAGCTTCGCGCGCTCTATCACGATCTCGGCGTAGCGGCGGATGTTCGCCGCACCCGGCGTGCTCTGCACGACCGAATTCAGGTACGGCAAGCCGCCGGTCCGATCGAGCGTCCCGTCGACGGACAGCCGATCAAACACGGTAACCACATCGGCCGTGCGGCCGCTGATGACCAACTTGCTGATCGCCTCGAAGATGATCCGGTGCTCGTACCGGAAGAAGTCGCTGGCGCGCAGTTCGCCGATCCGGTCGATCGCGTCGTTGTCGATCATCAGCGCGCCGAGCACCGACTGCTCGGCCTCGATGCTTTGCGGCACGGCGCGCAGGCCGTCCTCGAAGTATTGGTCGGTGGCGTTCATGCCGTCTCCTAGAAAAGATCTGGCTGGCGGTCGCGTTCCGCAGCTTCCGCCGCGACGCGCTCCAGCTCGTATTCGATGCGCGCCCGCGCGATTTCGACGTAGTCGGGCGTCTGCTCGACGCCAACGAACCGGAGTCCCTCCCGCGCGCACGCCTTCCCGGTCGAGCCCGAGCCCATGAACGGGTCGAGCACGGTCCCGCCGGGCGGCGTCACGAGCCGGCAGAGGTAGGCCATGAGGTCGGTCGGCTTGACAGTCGGGTGATGGTTGCCCTTGCGCTCGGCCCCAAGGTTTTCCGCGTCGCGCAGCGTCGAACCATGCTTGAACTGCGGGCCCGGGTCGTCGAGCCCTTCGTTCCTGTCCGCGCGCGTCGCCTTGGCGCAATAGAAAAAGCGCGCGGCGGAACCGAGCGCATAGTGCGGCGCAAAGTCGGCGTCGGCCGTGCCGGCGAATACGCCGAACGTGTTGCACGTCTTGTCGCTGTTGCGCCGGACGAGACGGGCGGCTTGGCCCTTGTCATCGCCGAACTGCGCGAATGCCTCTAGCACGTCGTCGCTGCCATCGTGGATCACGTTGGCGGGCCAGCGGCCGAGCGCATAGGCGCGAGCGTGTGCCTGCGCCTCGACTTCCTCATCGGTTGTCGTCTCGTCTCCGGGTACGCGGCACGCATCGATGTTCAGTGCGCCCGTGCCGTGCTCGAGCACGTTCGCCGCAACCGTGCCGACGAGCGGCTTGCGCGCGACAACGATCGGCTCGTGCTCAGGTTTGAGCGCGGTGCCCCAGCCTGACCACTGACGAGCCGCTTCAGAATTTGGTGCCTTGATCTGGCGCTCGACCTGGACGCGTGCCCCTTGTCCGACATTGACGATTCCAGATGCCTCATTTGTTCGCCTGTCCACCCCGATAACGTCGGCTTCCTTCCATGCTTCGCCAGGCGTCCCCTTTCGGTCGTTTAAGCGCCAGACTTCAGCGTCCATCTCGTCATCGAAGGACAGCAACTGCTTGAGCTTGAGCCATTGATCCCAGCGCGGAACGTGTGCGATTTTCAGTTGAGGTGATGCAGTCCAATGCGCGGCCATTCCGGAAAATCCAAAAACCTCGTCGATCTGACGATTCGACAAACCGGCACGATCACGCTGTTCTGCGAGCCATCCAGTCACCCGAAGAATGTCGTCGCGATCATCGCGAACCTTGTCGATCGCCTTCGACACGTCGAGCGACTTCGGGAAGCCGCTGCCGTAGATCCACATGATCTGGTCGCGGAGCTCGAAACCGGCATCCTCGATCGCGCAGGCCATGCGGTGATAGGTGCGCGCGCCGCTGAAGGCGAGCAGGTGACCGCCCGGCTTCAGCACACGCAGGCATTCGGCCCACACCGCGACATCGTTCGCCACGCCGGATCGATCCCAATCGCGGCCCATGAAGCCGAGTTCGTACGGCGGATCGGTGACGATCGCGTCGATCGACGCGTCGGCGACGGTCTTCAGCACGTCGCGGCAGTCACCGAGGTGCAGCGTCGCGCTGCCGATCGTGACTGCGGTCATGCGACCTCCAGCGGCAATTCGAGTTGCGCAGCGCCGAAGCGCGCGGCCAGCCAAGCGTCGTAGGCACCGAAGCGCGTCACGTCGCGGCGGTCGGCACCCGTCTCGGCAACGAACTCACGGACCCGTGCGCTGTTCCAGCAGATGAAGCCGGCAAAGCGGCCGCCGGGGAAAGCGACGCGGTCCGCCTCGCGCACCTGCTCGGGCGTCATGCCGCGCGACTGCGCGTAGGCGAGGAAACGGGGGTTCCAGGTGGTCGGCGTGCTCATGCTGCGTCCCGGTGGTATTTGTTCTCGAGGCATTTCGCGAAGGCCTCGGGCGACATGAGGAAGTCGATGTCGGCAATGAACGGCGGCTTGCCGGGCTGGGCCCTAGCCTTCCCTGTCAGGAACTCAGACTGCGCGCAGACCGTGAAGAACGCGCGCCACGCGTTCAGGCCCGCCTCGACGGTCGAGTAGCCGAACGGCTTGCAGTCCAGCTTCGAAGCCTCGCGCCAGCGCGCCGCGATCGCGCGTTTCCGCTTGTCGTTCAGCACCTTGACGCGCGGGTTGTCGGGCATGTGATGGTGGTAGGCGGCGACGATGCGCTCGACCGGGCACATCAGGCGGACAGCGCCAGCGCTGTCGCCGCCGTCATCGACCTCGTCACCCAGCAGGTCAGCAGCAGCCGGGCCGCTCGCGCCGGTTTCGTCACCTTCGCCACGTCCGTCGCCAGTCGGGTCGACAGGCGGTGCGCCAGCGCCGCTGTCGACAGAGGCGTTAGCCTCTTCATTCCCTTCCTTTCCCTTCCCTTCCTTTCCCTTCCCCTGAGCACGCGTGTCTGACGCGTCATCGACGCGTGGATCACGCGTGGGGGCACGCGTCGAAATGCCCGTCAGATCAAGGTTTGCGGGGGGCGCCGGTAGGTCAGACGGCGTTTCCCGGTTGTTGATGACCTGGTGCTTCGTGAACGTCGGGATGAGGCCGATTTCCTCACCCGATTCGGACGCGTACCGCACGAGAAATCCACGCGTGACCAACGCGTCAAGCACGCGTGAAAAGTCGACGGCGTCGTGCGGCAGAACTGCGAGTTTCAGGGTGCGGGGGCGCCATTTGAATCGGCCCTCGCGATCGGCGCACGTGAAGAGGCCGATGAATGCGACGCGAAGCGGCAGGCCCGTCTCCTGCTCAGCCTCGAACAGATCTTCATGGGTGAAGAGCTCGGGCTTCACGGTCCTAATGCGACCCATTGCTGCCGTCCTTACCGCGAGTGGTGACGTACGCGCGCAACTGCACGAGCGCATCGCCGGCCATCCAGCGGGCCGCGTCGAGCGTCGTTGCTGCGCAAATTCGATAAAGGAGTTCCGATACCTCGGCGAGCCGCGGGTCGGTGATCGGGTAGCCGTCGCGCGTGAACTTCAGCTCGTCGACGCGACGCGCGAGCGCGCGCTCGGTCGGGGTCTGGGATTTCATGGCTCTACCTCACCCACGCGTACAGGAGGCCGAACACCAGCGCGATGGAAACGGCGACCAACTGGTCGATGTACATGTCGATCATGCTGACCTCTTCACTGAACGCATCGCCACCGTCTGCCCCTGCAACCGATCCAGCGCCGCGGTGGCTTTGGTGAGAACGTCGGCCGCGCACCGAATCGTCTCGACGAGCTTCACGGCGTCGTCTTCCGGGCACTTCCGGTCCGGGCGCGCGTGCATCGTCTCGTCGCACACGTAGAACAGGGGCTCGAAGCTGCCGCAGAACCTCATCAGCGCGATGACTTGGCTGAAGCGGAAATGCTCGTCGCCCTTCGGGTTCAGGCAGTTCTTCAACTTCGCGTATGCACTCTCGGGTTTCATGTCAGGCCAGAGGAAGCAAGCAACTTCCTTGATCGTCTTCCCACTGTTCGAGACCATGAGTTGGAGTGCCTCATGCTCGTCTTCGTAGAACAATTTTGTTTGCATCCATCTAGCGCTGACGCGCTCCCGGCGTGGTTTTCAGGCTGCCGCTCCCCGTTTTCACCCTTTGCTCCCCATATCGTTAGGGGTTCCTAGGGTTTCTCGTTGCGGCCCAAAAAGAGGACCCTACGGTCCATGAACAACTCGCAGGAAGCCGCATGACCGCCGACCTCTACGCCCCGTGTTGTATCGAGAGCCGCCCGCTCGTCGCGGATAGTTCAGGCGTAAAAATGCCAGTCCCGAAGGACGGGCGAACCAACCTGCTTCGGGGTGGGCAGATGGAGAACACTGGTACTCGCCGCGCGAGCGCGCGCGGCATCGAAATCGCTACGTCATCCGACGGCGTCGCCGACTGCAGCGCTGCCGACGACACCTTCATCGGATGCGCGGGAGGCGCCCTCGCCGCGGGCCTTCTGCTCGACGTAATCCCAGTCCATCGGAATGCGCTTGCGCGTGTCGGTGGCACCTTTCTTCGCCTCCCACGCGTTGTTCACGTCCCGATAGCTGACGGCCCCACCGGATTCTCGATCGATCGCCGCGCACAACTCCGCGCGCGCCGGCTCGTTGCCGTACGCGATCTGCATCAGGCGGTCGAAGGTCGAGCCGCAGCGCTTGCCGAACGCTTCGCGTTCTTCGCGGGGCAGTTCGAGGAGGTAGGTATGAAGGTCCATGGACACAATTTAGAAGTTTCTCACCGAGACGTCAAGAAACATCTAAACCATGCGTTAGAAATTTCTTGTTGTAATCCGGGCATGGACATTTATGAGAACCGGCGCCGGTGGTTGGCGTACTGGATCGAGCACGATTTTGGTGGTGACAGAGCTGCAGCTGAACGCACCACGGAGTACTCGCGTTCGCAGCTTTCGCAATTCCTCTCGAGGAAGTACCAGGACGGCAAGAGCATTCAGGAGCGCGCAGCGCGCACAATCGAGACGCGATTCGGAAAACCCGAACGCATCATGGAAACGCCAGCGCCGACGGCGGACCGGCCGCCGCTCGTCCCGACGCTCAGATATGAAGGTGAGCCCGCACCTGTGAAAACCGACGAGCAACAATTACCGGACTTTGTGCGAAAGGCGATCGAAGCCGTGAAAGTTGCACACTCGAAAGGCGCGCCTCGCGAAATATTCGACGGAATTACAGCGCTTTTGTCGACGCTAAACGTGCACGATAGTGGCACTATTACGTCTCAACAAGACGAGACGGTATCAAAGGCCGCGTCCCCTCTCGCCAGCATGAGCGAGACCGCCGAACAAGAGATCCGGGACGCCGAAAGCCGCCTCGCCACACGGGACGAGGACCATCGTGCGGCGCGAAGATCCGGGGAACGACGATCGAAAGGTATTCGACATTGATGAGTACAGGAGACGTAGGACCGAGAAAACCTTCGACCCAGGATGGTCGCCCATGGCTGCCCGTAAGCCGGCCGCGTTCGACGGTCAAAAGTCCCTATACCGCGGCAACCTGTACGTGCATATCGACGACGATGGGAAGGTCGAGTTCGAGATCGTGCGTGCGGAGCGCGGCGACGCGCCGGCCCTCGTCATGGCCTGCCTGATCATGTGCATGCGCCTCACCAAGCTGATCGACGAGGAACACCGCTCATAGCCACCACGGGAGGGAGTATGTCCGCAGTCAAGTACGTTGCTGGCGCCTGTCTCGCGATACTCGTGTTCGTACTGTTCATCGCGCTCGTCACGAACGGCAGCGAATCGCCGGAACACCTCGAAGCGCGCAAGCGCGAATGCACGGCCGCGATCATGTCGGGCATCGGCACCAGCACGCGCAACTACACCGACAAGGCGGCCTACGAGGCCAACGTCCGCGAACACTGCCGCGGGCTCGAAATGAGCGGCGTCGCGCTCGACAAATGACCTGATATCCCCGCTTTATCGCCGGCGCGCAACGCGACGGCCGCGTCCCGACCCCGCGCCTGAGCGCGGGCAATTCACCTTTGCCCGAGCCTCGGGCTTTTTTTTCGCCCCTCGATTTAGAAACTTCTTGACATGATGTTAGAACTATCTAAACTGAAGTCATCGAAGCACTGATGACCCGCAGGAGCCAGCCATGAAGCACATCGCAACCGTCATGTTCGTTCTCGCCATCGCCGCGGTTATCGGCAGCGTCGTGAACCGCGAGCTGCACTTCGTGGCTGACCAGATTCACGCGGCGCTTGTCGTCGCACCGACGCGCTGACCACCCGCTCCCGCTACAGGAGAAAACCATGACAACCGACGTGAACAACTTCGACCCGCGCTTCACCGTAACGCTTGCGGCGCTCCGCAAAGCTGGCGCGTGCTACGGGGGCTACAACAAGCTGGTTCGTTCGATCCAAGGCAAAGCGTTCAGCGTGGAAGACGCGGATCACGAAGCCTACATCCACTTAAGGCACGACGCCGAAATTCCGCTGCTCGATATCCTCAAGAGCAACGGGCTCGACGATGCGCTATGGACGCTACGCTGCATATCGGGTGCCGACCGCGATCTGCGCTTGTTCGCCGTCTGGTGCGCGCGGCAAGTCGAGCACATCATGCAAGACCAGCGCAGCAAAGACGCACTGAACGTTGCCGAACGCTTTGCCAACGGTAAGGCTACCGATGAAGAACGGGTCGCCGCATGGGCCGCCGCATGGGACGCCGCATGGGACGCCGCAGGGGACGCCGCACGGGACGCCGCACGGGCCGCCGCATGGGACGCCGCATGGGACGCCGCAGGGGACGCCGCAGGGGACGCCGCACGGGACGCCGCACGGGCCGCCGCAGGGGCCGCCGCAGGGGCCGCCGCAGGGGACGCCGCACGGGCCGCCGCATGGGCCGCCGCATGGGCCGCCGCAGGGGCCGCGCAAAAAGAGATGTTCGAGCGCATGTGTCTCGGCACCGCTCCTTGGCAACAAGCCAAGGTTGCCGCCTGACCAACTGCGCCCGCTACAGGAGAACGATGATGCAAACCGATCTGCTTTCCGCCCTGAAGGCTGCCCACCTCGCCGCGTATCGGCGCGACGACCACGAGCAGATGAACGTCGCCGCGCGCGCGATCAGCTACGCGGCGTCCGGCGAGCGCGAGCTCGCGCAGCAGCTGGCCGAGCAGCACGGCTTGATCGCGGTCGAGGCCTGACGTGAACGCGATCGCTTCGTACCAGCGCGGATGGAACGACCGGATGCTCGGCCGCCCGTTCGCGCCAGCCAGCCAATTCGACACCGCATACCGCGCCGGCTATGCCGACGCGCGCGGCGCCTGATCAGTCGAGGTCTGTCATGAGAGTCACGAAAGCAGCCCACCGCGCGGCCCGTAAGTCGTTGGATGGCAAGTGCCGATTCCTCGGCTTCGACGGCCGCACGTACCAGGTACTGACGCTGCGCGACCTGCCGCAGTGTCCGTCGGTGCGCATCGAGGCCGCGTATTCCGCCGGCCGGATGGTGCGGCCGCGCTGATCCAGAAGTTCGCGGCACGTCCGCGCAGTTGTCCCAGCAGTCCCACAAGACCAGAGAGGAAGACATGTCCACTACCACGCACATCGACGTGCAGCCGGTCGAGTCGTCGCAGATTTACGGGGTCGGCTATGACCCGCTGACGAAGCGGCTCGCGATCAGGTTCAAAAGCAAGACCGGTGAGCCGACGTCGCTCTACTACTACGAGAACGTCACACCGTCAGACCACGCCGCGCTGATTCTCGCGGAATCAATCGGATCGCACTTCTACAAGACCATCAAGCCGTTTCCTGAGAAGTTCCCGTATCAGCGTATTCAGGAAAACTGACGTTCGGCACGCCGTGGCAACTCTTGGCGCGGCTAGGTTGGACTAGGCAGGGCGAGACGTGACAAGGGCTGTTTCCAGCGACCAGGCTTAGGCCTGATCGGTGCAAATAGCACTGCGGTTCGGCAGGACGCGACTAGACAGCTCATCACTGGGCAGGACTCGGCCGAGCTTGGCAAGACACGGGTTGTTCGCAGGGGTTAGGCGAAAGCCTAACCGGTGCGAATAGCACTGATTTAATGGCGCGGCTGGACCGGGCTCGACTCGGCGCGATAGAGCTTCGCGCGGCTCAGCAGGACTACGCATCGCTAGACAAGGTTTCTACCAAGAGGAAGACATGAAAACCGCAATCGCAACGATCAAGGGCGTCTCGCCCTACTCGCAGTCGAAGCACTACAACACCGAAAAGCTCCCGAAGGAGCTGGCGAAGGACTACGAGACGCGCACATGGCGCGACCGTCTCCACGCCACCGATGACGGCACCGTGTTCATCCCGCCGATGTCGTTCAAGAACTGCCTGAGCGAAGCAGCGAAATTCCTGTCGCTCCAGATTCCCGGAAAGGGAAAAGCGACCTACACGAAGCACTTCGAAGCTGGTGTGCTCGTTACCGACGCACTGCACCTCAACATCAAGAAGGACGACGTCCCTGGCGAATGGCTGTTCGTTCCGGCCGACGGCATCCGCGGCTCCGGCAAACGTGTCGAGAAGTGCTTCCCGGTCATCCACCAGTGGAGCGGCGACGTCACGTTCCACATCCTCGACGAGACGATCACGCGTGATGTGTTCGAGCACGTCCTGACGCAAGCGGGCGCCTTCATCGGCATCGGCCGATTCCGTCCGCGCAACAACGGCTTCTATGGCCGCTTCAAGCTCGAAAGCTTGAACTGGCAGTGATTTAGCAAGGCGCTGCGGGCCGCGTCAGGGCACGGCTAGGCTGGTCCCGGCATCGCTCGACTGGTCGCCGCATGGTGTGGCAAGTCCGGACTGGACAAGACAAGGTTTCCATCGAGGATCAAATGAGCAACCAACCTGATTTCAAGCTGAGCGCGGATAGCGCAGCACTCGTATCGCGCCTCAAAGAGGCATCGGTCGGTGAAGTCGTCAGCTACGAAGCGCTGTCGAAGATCGTCGGTCGCGACGTACAGAGCGTGGCGAGCGGTGCGCTCCACTCGGCTCGCCACATCGTCCAGCGCGAAGTGCGCGTGATTTTCGGCGTGATTCGCGGAGTTGGCCTGAAGCGACTGAGTAGCGAGGAAATCGTCGATGCGTCGACGAAGGATCGACACAAGATTCGGCGTCACGCAATCCGGTCTGCGCGTAAGTTGGTTTGCGTCGACTACGACCAGCTCACGCCGAGCAAGCAGGTCAAGCACAACGCTGAACTCGCCGCCTTCGGCGTGTTGCAAGAGATCACCACCGAGAAGGCAGTCGAACGCATCAGCAAGAAAGTGGAGGAAACGAAGTCCACGTTGCCGATCGCTAGAGCCGCAATGGAAGCGCTCGGCAGCGTGAGTTGACTAGGTTACCGAAGCCAGCACGGCTCCAACAGTGCCTTCGCGGGTGGGATGCCCGCCATAACACAGGCAACCGAGGTGTGACATGAAAGTGCAGATCAAGGGCTTCATCTTCGCCGGGCCGGATTACAGCGGTGAGCTCGTCTACTCCTTCGCGGACTATGACCGCAGCCAGTTCGACAAGGATCTCGTGAAGGTGTGCGAGCACACGATCGAGGCAGATGTGCCGGACGAATTCGATCCGCGCCCTGGCCTGATTGCGAACCTCAAACGCGAGAAGCAGAAGGTCCTGGCCGAATGCGCCGCGCAGGTTACGGAGCTTGACGGCCGCATCCAGTCGCTCCTCGCGATCGAGAACGGAGCGACGTCGTGAGCCCGCTTTCGCTCCGCCCTTCCCTGCGCCGGTACGCCGCGCACCTGAACCGTCGGCAGCGCCGCGCGTGGATGATTGCTCGGCTCCAGCGGTCGCCGCGCGTCGCGATCAGCAGCGGCTGGCTGCCGCGCACGGTGGCGCGCACGTACGCCTACGTCAGCGTCGGAGGCAAATGATGAACGCACTCACACATTCGCCCGGCCCGTGGGAATGGGTCGGCAACTGCCTGGAAAGCAAAGCGCCGGGCCACTATGAATCGGTGCTCGAGGCGAAGGTCAGCTGCGGCCAGTTCTGCTACGGCGGCAGCGTCGAGCTGACGATCAGCGACGCCGACAAGAAACTGATCGAGGCGTGCCCCGACCTGCTGATGATCCTCGAAATCATCGCGGCCGACGACGACGCGGCGCGCCGCGAGCGGCGCCAGCCGCTGCTCATGAGCGGCGTGCGCATGGCGCTCGACGCGGCGCTGATCAAGGCCGGCCGCAAGCAGCTCGAACGCCCGACGGGAGGTGCGTAATGGACAAGACGAGCAACCGAATCTACCGCGAAACGTCCACGACCTACGACGGTGGCCCGGCGTTTCCCACGAGCGAAATGTTCGTCGACTCGCTGCCGATCGAGGCTCAACCGGGCATGTCGCTCCGCGACTACTTCGCGATCAAGGCGCTGGTTGGCTTGATGACGATGCCCGACGAATGGCGTGGCTTCGTCCGCAATGACGGCGCTGGCACGACGTGGAAAGCCGAGCTCTCGAAGGCGGCATATGACCTCGCGGACGCGATGCTGCACGCACGGGAGAGCTCGTGATGCGCTGGCTCGACCGACTCCACGCCAAACACCCGCGCACGACGACGATCGCCGCGATCCTGCTCGCCTTCGTCCTGCTCTACATCGCGCGCGAAATCGACCACACGAACTCGGACCTGCTCCGGTGGCAGCTTGCCGCCGCGCGCACGGCCTGACCTCTGGAGCCAACATGCAAACCGCAACCATGGCCGACGTCGTCGACGTCGAACTCACTGGCACCGAAGCGGCCGCCGCGCCGCCGGCCTCTGCCGACGTACCCGCCGTCGTGCCGCAGCGTACGGCGATAGTGAGTACGACGCCCGCCGATCTGCTGCGCATCGCGATCGAGAAGGACGCCGACCTGGACAAGCTCGAACGGCTGATGGAGTTGCAGGACCGCCACGAAGCGAAGCTGGCGAAGCGCGCGTTCGACGCCGCGTTCGCCGCGTTCAAGGCCGAGGCCGTGAAGATCATCAAGGGCCGCAAGGTCACCGACGGCCCGCTGAAGAACAAGCGCTACGCCGAGCTGCACGACGTGGTCAACGCGGTGACGCCGGCCCTTTCGAAGCACGGCCTGTCGTCCGCCTGGCGCCTCACGCGCGACGAAAAGGACTGGATGGAGGTCACCTGCTACCTGCGCCACGTCGACGGCCACGAAGAATCCGTTTCGATGGGCGGGCCGCCGGATTCCGGCGGCGCGAAAAACGCGATTCAGGCGCGCGCGAGCACGAAGACGTACCTCGAGCGCTACACCCTGAAGGCGATCACCGGCCTGTCCGAAGAGGACGACGACGACGACGGCGCGGGCGGCCAGCAACCGGGCGGCACGCAAGGCGATCGCGGCGACGCTGCCGGGAGAAGCGGTGAGTCGAGCAGCCGCCGCGCGCCGCCCGCGCGCCAGCAGCAAACCGGTGCCGAGCCGCCGGCGTTCTACCCCCAGACGAAGTTCGACGCGAACAAGGACCAGTGGCGTGATGTCGTGAAGTCCGGCCGCAAGACGCCGAGCCAGATGGTCGCCTTCATCGAATCGCGCGGCGCGCCGCTGACGGAAAGCCAGATTCTCACGATTGATAGCTGGGCGAACGAGACCTGAGATGGGAAAGACCTCCAAGCACGTTGGCGTTTCGTGGAACAGCGCCATGTCGAAGTGGGCTGCTCAGGTCAGGCTCAACTTGAAGCTGAACCACCTCGGCTTCTTCCTTGACGAGGAAGAAGCTCACCGTGCCGTGATCCGCTTCAAGGTCGAGCACAAGCTCGTGAAGCCCGACGGGACTGTGCCGTGCGTTCTGGAGGCCTTCAAGTACGAGGATGGAAATCTGATTTGCCTGTTCAACTCGATGAAGCATTCGATCGGAGACGCGGTCGGCTACCGGGAAAAGAAAAGCGGATACGTGCAGATCAGGTACGGCCAGAAGACGTATCGCGTACATCGACTGATATGGGAAATGCACTGCGGGACGATCGCCGCCGATCATGAGATCGACCACATCAACGGAAACAAGGCGGATAACCGAATCGAGAATCTGCGACTTGTTTCGCGCGCTGAGAACGCGAAGAACCTGAAGTTGCAATCACGAAATACGAGTGGCGTCTCTGGCGTCATTTACATGAACAACAAGTACCGAGTGACGATCGGTGCCAAATACCTCGGCTATTTCGACACGATTGATGAGGCAATTCGCGCGCGCAAGTCTGCTGAAGAACGAAACGGCTATCACGTAAATCACGGGAGAAAGTGAGATGGAAGTCCTGAACGTCACCCAAGGTTCCGACGAATGGATGCAGGTCCGGCGCGAACACTACACCGCGTCGGAAGCGCCGGCTGCGCTCGGCCTGTCCGAGTACACGACGCGCACCGAGTTGCTGCACCAGAAGGCAACTGGCATCGAGAAGGAAATCGACGCCTACAAGCAGGCGCTGTTCGATCAAGGCCACGCGGCCGAAGCCAGTGCACGTCCGCTCGCAGAGGAGATAGTCGGCGGTGACCTCTACCCGGTTACCGGCGCGACCGTCGTCGACGGCATGAAACTGCTCGCCAGTTTCGACGGCATGACCATGGCCGAAGACATCATATGGGAGCACAAGCTTTTCAATGCCGACCTTGCGGCAGCGGTGCGCGCCGGCACGCTGGAACCGACATACACGGTTCAGATGGATCACCAACTACTCGTCTCCGGCGCGAAGAAGTGCCTGTTCATGACGTCCGACGGCACGCACGATAACATGGCGTGGTGCTGGTACGAGCCGACTCCTGACAAGCTCGATGCGCTCGTCGCGGGCTGGAAGCAGTTCGGCGCGGATCTCGCTGCGTACGAGCCGCGCGAGATCCGCGAAGCGCCGAAGGCCGACGCGATCATGAACCTGCCGACGCTCGCCGTGCAGATCGAAGGCAAGGTCGTCACCAGCAACCTGCCGCGCTTCAAGGCGGCGGCTGAGACGTTCATCGCGTCGATCAAAACCGACCTGCAGACCGACGAAGACTTCGCGAACGCGGCCGCGACGGTCACCTTCTGCGAGAAGGCCGAGAAGGAACTGGAGGTCGCGAAGAACGCCGCGATCGGCCAGACGGCCAGCATCGACGAGCTGATGCGCACGCTCGACCACATCCGCACGCAGCTGCGCGACAAGCGCCTGGCGCTCGACAAGCTGGTGACGAAGCGCAAGACCGAGATCAAGGACGAGATCATCGCCGACGGCCGCAAGGCGTACGCCGACCACGTCGCCGCGCTGAACGCCGAACTCGGCGGCGTCACGATCGCGATCGCGGCGCCGGACTTCGTCACCGCGGCGAAGAATAAGCGCACGCTGGCGAGCCTGCACGAGGCGATCGACACGGCCGTCGCGAACGGCAAGATCGCCGCTGACGCGGCCGCGCGCGAGCTGCGCGCCAAACTCGACTGGTACCGCACGCACGCCGCCGAGCACGCGTTCCTCTTCCGCGACCTGCAACAGCTCATCCAAAAACCGGCCGACGACTTCCAGCTCGCTGTGAACGCGCGCATCGACGAGCACAAGCGGGAGGAAGCCGCGAAGGAGGAGAAGCGCAAGGCCAATGACGCGGCGCTGGCCGCCGATGTGCCGCGCGCAGCCGAACCGCCGGCAGGTGCCGCGCGCGCCGCCGCGCCTCGCCGCATCCCGCGCCCGACCGCCGCGGACGTCATCCACGTCCTCGCCGAGCACTACGGCGCCACGCATGCGCAGACGGCCGCCCTGCTCGTCACCCTCGACTTCAAGGCCGAACTGTCGCGCCTCGAAGCCGCCGCGTAACCGCATCTTCACCCCGAAAGGATCGTCATGTCCGAATTCCGCTTCTTCAAGATCAAGATGAAGGTCACGAGCGTCAATGTCAGGCAGGAACTGAACGGTGAAGAGCACCGGCTCGCCATGGACATCGGCCTCGAATTCAACCAGTCGAACCGCGCGCTCGACAAGCTCGATAGCCGGCTGCTCCAGACCTTCTACTGGAAGTCGCCGACCGGGCCGGCACAAGACGACCTCGACGGCGTCGAGCGCGTCACCGACTACCCGAACCTGCGCTTCGAGCACCTGGTCGCGCCGTTCAAGTGGTCCGAGAAGTACGAGGAAGGCCTGTTCCGCGTGCACCACGGCGACGACGAGTCGAACGACATCGTGATGCGCGAGGCGAAGATCAACGAGATCAAGTTCTGGCCGAAGGAAGGCGGCACGACGACGTTCAACGCGCGCGTGCAGTGCCACCCGGACGAGGCCGACGTCGCGCGCATGTGCACGGTGTTGCAGAGCGAAATCACGGGGACGATCGACACGGATCCGGACGACGACGAGCCGCCCGCGCCGACCGAGAAGGTCGAGAAGCCCGCGCGCGCCGGGCGCCTCAAAAAAGGCGCCAAAAACGGACAGGCCGACGCTTTCGCCGACGCGGCCCAGCAGATCGCGGACGGCCAGACGGCCGCGTAACTGAACGGGCGAAGCCGCCGGCCGACAGGAATTGGCGCGATGCGCGGTTCTCCGACCGCGCCGGCGGCAGAGCCCCTACCCGAGGTGACTATGTATCTCTCAGACGATCAGATGGCCGTCGTTTCCGGCACCAGCATTCGCGGCTGGGAGGAAGTCGACTTGCCGGTGGGTCGGCAGTCGTTGCCAGCGTGGGTCGCTGGCGCGCACGTTGACTGGAAAAACGGCCGAGTGAATTCGCCCGACGTGCTGCTGAAATTGCGCGGCAAGAATTTCGACTGGCCCGACAAGCGCTGGGCCAAGGAAGCAGACGGCATGTATATCGCGCGGCACGCTGATGGGCGCGCCGAAGTTATGTATCACCGCGGCGCCATCAGCATGGTGGAACTGAAAGACGAACGGCAGCTCAGCGCCGGCGTGAAACCTTCTGACCTGGCTACGGTAAAAGTCCGCGCTACCACGCAGCAAGACGGGTTCGCAGGCCGCCACTACTGGCTGATGATGGAAGATGGCGAACCCCTTGTGCTTCGCGGACCCTGGCACGGTGGCGCACCTGCCGGGTACGTCGAAGTACTGACGGTCGACATGGACACGTCCTGGAACAGAGATTACCGCTGGTATCAGGGTCGCCCTTGGTTCAAACGCGGTGCTTGCTTCGGCCTGTACATCACCGAAGACCTGTTCCTGCGAATCGTCGCGCATTACGCCGCACACGCCCGGGTTGCACGCGTGACGCACTCCTACGGCCCGCGGCTCGACCTGCATCGAGCCGAATGGGGCATGCCGAAGGAGTTCATCTACGAGCTCGAGCGCGGCCGCGCCGTACGCAAAGAGCCGGCCGGCGAGTTCTGGCGTGTCTACTGGGACAACCACGAGGGCTACTGCGGCTCGCTGCGCATCCCGACGTACGGCTTCCGTCCGGAAGTGACCGACTTGCCGACGGCGGCAGATCACGAACTCGCCAATCGGAGGCCGTGGTGACCGCCCTTGCCGAAGCCTTCGATCGCGCCGCCGGCAAGAAAGGGCCGTGCACGCCGTGGAATCCGTCGCGCAGCGCGATGCGCCGCGTGCGCAACCCGCTGCCTGCACCGACCGAGTGCCGCTTCTGCGGTGGCGCCGTGCGCATCGCGCGCAACAGCGAGATCTACGGCCGCGACTTCGGCGACTGGCCGTGGGCGTACCTGTGCGGCGGCTGTCGCGCGTACGTCGGCATGCACCCGCAGACCGCGATCCCGCTCGGCACGCTCGCCGACAACGAGACGCGCGCGGCGCGCATGCGCGCGAAGGCCGCGTTCAACCCGCTCTGGCAGCGCGACGGCATGTCGCGCAGCGAGGCGTACAGCTGGCTCGCCGCCCGGCTCGGCATCGCCGTCGGCGAGACGCACATCGGGTGGTTTGACGTTGCCATGTGCGACCGCGTGGTCGCCGTTATTCACCAGGAGCACCAATGACCGATACGCAAGATCCGCTGTGGCGCGCGCTGACGCGCCTCGAGCACGCCGAGCTGAGCGACGTCGATCGCAACCTGCTCCGGCCGGCGTTTGCCGCGCTGCACGGCAGCCAAGCGATGCGCCTCCCCGAGACCGTCATGGCGCGCATCCGGCACCTCGACGCGACGCTGCCGAAGACCGAAGCGGCGTAACCGAGCCGCCCACGTTACGAGATGACCACCATGATCCGCTCTCTCCCGAACTGGATGACGTTGATTCTGCTGCGCGTGCACGGCCGCGCTGCGCGCACGCCCTACTTCGACCTGCCCGGCTACATGCTGCGCAACTGGATCCTTGGCGCGCGAAGCGTCGAGCGCAATCGCGACAACCCGGCGTGGGGCGATGCCGCGCTGCCGCGCGCCGGACTGATGTACCGCTGGCTATGCACGCGCATCGCGATCCGCGCGCACACGATCCTCCGCAGTGACCGCGATCGACACCTGCACGATCACCCGTCGTGGTCGGTCTCGATCGTGCTCGACGGCGGCTACTGGGAAGTGTTCGAGCCGACGCCGTTCGCGCTGACGTGCCCGCTGATGTACCGCGCCGCGCTCGACACGATCAAGCAGTCGTGGATCGCTCCGGAGCGCGCCGCCGACCACAATTACCTGAACGCGTTCGGCATCTACTGGCGCGGCCCGGGCGCGATCATCGTGCGCCGCGCCGGCGACTTTCACCGGCTCATCCTGCCGCGCGCGACAGTCGCGAAGTCGATCTTCGTGATGGGGCGCCGCACGAACGCATGGGGTTTCCTGACGCCGCACGGGAAGGTGGGCTGGCGCGCGTATCTCGCGAGCGCTGACGCGACGACGCAGCGGGACGAAGAAGTCAAGGAAAAGTGAACCACCAGCCGCGCGGCACCCGTCGCGCGGCAACCACCGGCTTCAACGTCGGCGGCATGGGTGATGGGTGGGCGCCGTCACGCCGGCTTATTCATGCCAACGCTGCCATATGCGAACCGTGTCGCCGGCATTGAGGCTTGATCTACTGATTTAGAGGATGCAACCGTGAGCAAAAAGGCGTGGTCTCCCGAGGAGCTTGAGATCCTGAAGCGTGAATACCCGTGTACTCATACGCCGACGCTTGCCAAGCAGTTCGGACGAACGCCAACTTCGGTGTATCAGAAGGCTCTCAATGTTGGATTGCGCAAGTCGGCTGAATACATGGCCAGCCCCGAAGCAGGGCGCACCGATGGTAAACGCGGGGGCGCCACTCGATTCAAGCCGGGTCAGGCTGCGTGGAACAAAGGCATAAAAGGTGTAGTTGGCATTCAAGATAAGTGCCGCGCCACGCAATTCAAAGCCGGCCACGCGCCGCATAACACATTGCCGGTCGGCAGTTACCGCACGAACAAGGATGGTCATCTTCAATGCAAGATCGGCACGGCCAAGGGTTCAAACAGCAAGCGATGGCGCACCGTCGCAGAGATCGTATGGTGCGATGCGAACGGGTCGCTTCCACCGGGGCATTTTGTTGTTTTCAAGCCGGGAATGTTCACGAATAAGCTTGAGGAAATAACCCTAGATCGCGTGGAGTGCATCAGCATGGCCGAGAACGCTCGACGAAACCATCCGCGCAGTAAATCGCCCGAACTGGCGAAGCTTGTCCAGTTGAAGGGTGCGATCACCCGTCAGGTCAATCGAATCGCCCGCGAGGCGAAGGAGCAAGAGTCATGAGCACGATCACCGATATGCGTGAACACCTAATGCAGACGCTCGCAATGTTACGCGATCGCGAAAACCCGATGGACGTTGATCGTGCGCGAGCCGTCGCGCAAGTTGCCGGCGTCTTGGTCGATAGTGCCAAGGTCGAAGTGGACTACATCAAGGCGACAGGGGCGACCGGCGATTCGCTTTTCATCTCTCCGCTCAACAGTGATCCCGAGCGCCTTCTCAACGGCACCAAGGGCGAAATCGAAAAGACACCGACCGGGTTCGTCCATCGCATCCGCGGTTGACCACTTGAGGACCAAATACCATGACGACCACCGACAAGAGCCGCGCTGATGCGCTGACGGATTTAAGCGACGACGAATTGGCATTGATCCGAGAAGAGGCTGCACGCATTACTGACGATTGGTGCGAGCGTCAATTTATGGAACCGTCGCAAAAGGAATCCGATGCGAAGTTCGTGCGCGAAGTATTGCGCCTCGCCGCATCCCCATCTTCGCAGCCCGCAGCAGCGCCGGCCGACCTCCAAGGGCTGCGGCGATCGATCCTTACGTCGCGCGAGATCGTGCGCGACCAGGACGGCATGCTGTCGCATCCCGCCGTTCCATACCTCGACGAGGACGTGAACTACGAGACATTCTTCGCTGCGTTCGGCATCGAAGCCACGTTCATCCACATGGAGGATGACGTCGATGGCGACACGTACGAGAAATATTTCGAATCCAACAGCCCGGACTGCAGCTTCTGGACGCCGAGTACGCCGGCCGGCGATAGCTGGCTGCTGCTCGAAATCTTCGACACCGAGGACGGCCCAGTCGCGCTCTATGTGCGCGAGAAGAAACCCGAGTCGATGCGCGAACGCTTGAAGCGTGAAAGACGGGAAAGGAATGCACCCGCACCCGCGCCGACGGACGAGCGGGCGGCTACGGCATGGCAAACCGGTACGCCGCCGACCAAGGCTCAGAATGGTCTGACGGACGATCACATTGCCGCGATTGCGCGCCAGCATGCAGCTTCTTTCGTTGACGGTGATGATGCCATTACAGACTTGTTTTTCGAGGACGACGGTTATTTGCAGTTCGCTCGCGCCCTTCTCGCCGCATCTCTCGCCGAAACGAAGACGGACGAGCGGGCGGCGTTCAATGAAGCGATGGCTGACGAATGCCCGGAATTCCAGCGTCCTACATACACGGCGAATGACGTTGATCTGAACGTGCGTGCTGTCGCGCGCAGTATGTGGCTTGCCGGTATCGCTTACGCCCGCGCCGCATCTGCCACTAAGGCAGGCGCAAAAGGGGTGCAAGATTTGAACAACCTCGCACACTTAGCCGCTGGTCTGTGGGCAAACGCCAACACGTCGGCGCCCGAAGCGTCTTCATACCGCGATGGATTCATTGCCGGGGCCAGCTGCGGCGTCGAAGTCAAGAAGGGTCCAATCAAATTCGTTAAGGATTGCCCCGATTACGCGGCCCCACAGCCCGCGCAGGCAGACGCTCGGGTCGGGCTGACGGCTGCTGCGCGCGCCACGATCATGGACGCCTGCCAGAGCATCTCGCGCGGAGCCGACGGCCTGAAGGCCGGTTGCGCGATCGGCGATGAATGGCCCGACGCCGAGGACAAGGCATTATACGATGCTGAATTGCGGCTGCTCGCGCGCTTGGTCGCCCTGCTCAACGATTCGGGCCAGTCGGAGCCGGAAACAGCAACAGTTGCTCGCATCGAGCAGTTGCGCAAGGCCCTGTTCGAGTCACGCGATGCGATGAGGGTCATGTCGAACTGGGCGAAGAAACCTGATCCGGCCGGACACTCGTGGGCCGTGCGCATGGTCGATCGCGCGAACGCCGCACTGAATGGTGAGCCGGAGCCGCGCGCCGAGGTGATGCTATTTGCGGATAACGATGAGCGTGACGAGTTCATTCGCGTATGCCAAGACTTCGACGATGACGGCGGACACGATCCAGCACCGAACGCTTAACGAGGGAGAGAAATCGTGACTTGTGAACATTGCAAAGGCACTGGATGGGTATGCGAATGGCATATGGACAAGCCATGGGAAGGTGAAGAAGCCTGCGGATGCGGCGGTGCTGGATGCAATTGTTCATGCAATCCAAACGGCGAATACGAGTTTCAAGCAGTAATCGCATCGATTAATCCGGGCAATGTAAAAGGATGGGCACAATGAATAATGCGCAAAAGGAACTCTGCGAAAAGCTAGACGCTCCTTCATACACCGCCGATGACTACATGGTTATGGCGGAAGCGGCTAATGAAATCCGCTACTTGGCAGAATGCATTGCTGCGCTTGAACGCAGCGAAGTTAGTGTACTGGAGCCCCATACTTCAAAGTAGTCGGGCAGTGCACAAAGGAGACAACCATGAGCGATTTGGAAAAGTATCGCAAGCTGCGAGAAGCAGCAGAAAAATTGATAACAGAGGAAAAGCATGCCGCAGACGTTGGCAGGCATGACCCTTATTTCTTTTCAATTTTATGCCGATTCCGCACTGCGGCTACGCCTGAGTTAGTGCTTGAGGTACTCGACCTTCTCGCCGAATACGAGCAGCGTCGAAAAGAGGATTCACGCTACATGGCCGCACTGTCGACGGAATTGCAGGAGGCAAAGCGGGATGCGGAACGGTATCGCTGGCTCTGCGATGGAAACGGATATTTCCTCGAAGAACAGATGCTTTGCGGACATTCGAATGAAAAGGGTCGCGCTGCCATCGACGCCACCCGCACCGGAGCCTCATCATGACCACTCCCCGCATCAAGAACGACGACATCCTCGCGCAGCTCGCAAGCGGCACGAAGACCATCTATCAGCTCGCATTCGCGCTTGGCGTTCAGCCTGCCGTTCTTCAATGTCGAGTCGACATGCTCTTTTATTCGGGCCGCGTTCGCATCGACTTGCGATGTACGAATGACCTCGGTTATTGCCTCCCACCGGTCGAATCATCGCCGCGAGCGCCGCTCGATACGCCGGTAGGAGAACGACGCACCGGCCCGAACCTTCAATCGACGCTCTCCGGATACGATCGCGAATTCACGTGCCGTCGAGAACTTGCTATGGCGACGAGGACGCGATGAGCAAAATGAGAAAACAGTCGCCAGAGCGCACGTGCTCGTGGACGCCCGTAGACTGCAGATCGGATATCTGGGAGACATCCTGCGGTAAGGATGTCGCGCTCGATGATACGCCGCAGGAATACGGCATGTGCTACTGCTGCTATTGCGGCGGCAGATTGTTTAGTTTTGCAGAAAAGAAATGCAAGGTGTGGAAATGAAGAAAATTCTGTCACGAGAAGAAGTCGAACGCCTCTGGCATAACTCGAATAGCGACGGCACGCTATGCAGTCAGCTGATGAGTTTTTCCGCAGCCCTCGAATCCGCATTGCTGGAGAAATTGTACGGGCAGCCGGTAGGCAAAGCCGGGAATATGCCGGGCATCCATGGTTTCACGATGGCAGCGTTTTATGCCGATGACGTGCCGGTCGGAACGCTCCTCTACACCCGTAACCGGAGCAAAGCATGAAGATCAACAAAGGACAGATCATCGCCTTCACGAACGGCCAATATTCGGATTACTGTCTGCGCGACCACATGCGCGCTCTGGAGGATTTTCAGACGGCCGATAAGGTGAATGAATTCAAAGCGTCTCCAGAATTTCAATTCGTCAATTGCTGGGAACAAGACGATGCGTTCATGGCATGGCTCGTAAAAACCGGCATTGTCGAGCCTCTGGGCGACGAGGTTGTCGAATGGCACATCGGATCATATGGAGAACTCAGCGCAGGAGATTGAAAGCATGAAGATCACCGATGACATGCTGACGGAGTGCTGATATGGGACAAGTCACAGAAGAAACCTGCCGACTCATCATTGAATACGCCGACCGCGATGATCGATTTCCACTGACCGTCAACGAGATGCGGCAACTCGCCTATCTGGCGAGTCAGCAAATCAAAGCCGGCCGCCGCACCACGCCCGACAGGGAGGTGGTAACGAAGCTTGCCGAGATCAACGGTCAGCTTCGCGAGCAGATCTATCGCTACCAAGCCGTCTGCGCTGCCGCATACCAGCTTGTTTGTGTGGTCGATGGACCATTGCGCTTTCTGGATGCATTGAGCAATGCGGCCAATGGCGAACCGATGAGCACGGAGGATGCGTTAAATCTGCTGCCAGTGACGTTGGACGAGTGCGATTCCTTCAGCACCGTCCCCACTAGCGATAAGGGAGGTGCGTGATGGCCGAGAACTTCGTGCATATCCATGCTCCCGCGCCGATCGAGGAATGCTGCCAGGTCAATTTATGCCCGACGTGCGAACGTCCTCGCCGCATGTTCGTTCGGTACTTCGAATGGTATGGCCAGTCGGTGACGTGTGCCGGGTGCGGCGAGGAATGGCAGGACGGCTACCAGTCGGAGCGCCCATTGATGCGTGGCTGGCGCAAGAAAAACATCCAGTACGCTATCCGCAACCTCGAAAGAATCGGAGTGAAAGCATGATCGACCAAAACAAGATGCGGGCGCTGGCGGCACATCTCCGGGGGCCTTTTGGCTATTGTACGGATTTATCTGAAGAAGCCGCCGACGCCATCGACCTCCTACTGGCAGAGGTGGAAGCCGCTGCGGCGGATAAGCGGAATGCCTTGGCGTTCCGCGATCTTATGGCGGCCGTTATTCGCAATATCAACCACGGCGAGTATAACCGGCCGTATCGCGGAATCGAGAATGCACCGGGTCATGCTCACGACATGCCGGGGATTTGGGATTCTGACAACGGCGCGAAAGCCGGAACACAATGCGCATGGTGCGCTACGTGGAATGCGGCTCGTGCCGCCCTCGCGCAACGACAGGGAGAAGGATCGTGACTACACGAACGAAAGAAGAAGAGCGCCTGATGAGCCAGATTGCGAATTTGGAGGCAGAGTTGAATCGAAAACGTGAACTCTTGCGCGAAGAACGAGAGCGGAACTGCGGCGTTCGGATTGGAGATATCGTTCTTTACCGCGGCGAAGAATACCGGGTCACTGAGATCGATCCTCAACCATATGGTGGAGCATGGGTAAGGGGTAATCCTAAGAAGAAGAACGGGGAGTTCGGTAACCAAATCCGAGCACTTTACAACAGATGGACGCATACAAGTCGCCGCGCCCCTGCTAGTGAGGAAGAGCAGAAATGACCAAATACGAAAAACTCGACGCGATGATCGTGGCGCAGATCGACGATACCCCGCGCTCATTCACTCACCTGCGCGGATGCCGTGCGCTGATAGCCGAATGCGAACGGCACGCCAAAGAAGCCGGGACCAAGCGATCGCCCTACGGCGTCGACGATTGGCGTGTTCTTGATCGTCGACTCCAGGCTCTGCGCAAAGCCGGCAAGATCAAGGCGACTGGCAAGGGATGGGTTCGTGCGGGGATTGAATCATGACCAGCCGCCGCGTCGAGCTAGCCATGACCACAAGGGGAAAATGATGAAAGCACTTCGAATGAAAGACATCGTCGACAAGGTCGGTCTCGGCCAATCGACGCTCTACCGCATGATCGCGGCCGGCACGTTTCCGAAACCGTTCGAACTCGTGCCGGGGCGCACGGCGTGGCTGGAGGAGGACATTGACGCGTGGCTGGCAGAAAAAGCCGGGAAGAAGTCGGCCGCTGAAAGGCCGGACGACAACAACGTCACGCAGTCGTCTGCGCAGACTATCGCGTAAATGGCATCACGATCGCGGTCTGACCCGCGCAGTACCGCGCCCAGTCCTCCATCATCCCGCGCCGGCGCTCGAGCATATCTCGGCGCCGGTATGCGGAAACGGTCGTCGACGAGATCGTGTGCGCGAGCGCCTGCTCGGCGAGTGAATCGGGATAGTCTGTGCAGTCCGCAATCCAATCCCGAAACGTCGAACGGAACCCGTGCACTGTGATGTCGCTGCGGTCCATGCGGCGCAGCAACAGGAGCATCGCCATATTCGACAGCGGGCGCCCCTCCTTGTACCCCGGAAACAGCCATCCCCACTTTGCCTTTGTCGCGATCTGCATGCGCACGAGCTCGACGGCTTCGTCGCACAGGGGCACGCGCAGCTCCTGCTCTGCTTTCATCCGGTCACCCGGAATTGTCCAGACGCGCGCATCGAGGTCGAACTCCTCAGGCCGCGCGAACAATACTTCATTCGTGCGCGTCGCCGTGAGGATCAGCAGACGCAGCGCCTGCGCGGCGCGCTTGGGGCGCTGGCGCAGCGCCGCGAAAAACGCGGGCATCTCCTCCCACGACAGCGCCGGGTGATGCTTCACGCTGTTGCGCTTCTTCACCCGCGGCAGCACGCGATCGAGGTGGTCGACGTAGCGCGCCGGGTTGTCGCCTGTCCGGTGGCCGAGCACTGTCTCGGCATCGAGGATCGCTTTCACGCGCCCGCGCACGCGCCGCGCCGTCTCGCCCTTCTTCATCCAGATCGGCTGCAGGATGCGCACGATCATTTCCGTGTCGATGTCGCGCACGTCGATATCGCCGATCACGGGATAGGCGTAGGCTTCCAGGGTGGATGTCCACTGCTTCGCATGTTTCGTGTTGCGCCAGCCCGACGCGCGATCGGCGATGAATGCCTCGGCCGCCTGCCTGAACGTCACGCCGGGCGCCCCCTCGGCGGCCCGCATGACCTGCGCGCGCCGCCGCGCAGCGATCGGATCGATGCCATGCTTCACGCTCGCGCGGCAGTCTGCCGCTACCTTGCGCGCCGCGGCGAGCGGCAACACCGACAGCGAGCCGAGGCCCATCTCCCGCGCGCGGCCGGCGAGCGAGAAGCGGTAGATCCATGACCGCGATCCGCTCGCGCTGATCTGCAAGTACAGGCCGCCGCCGTCAGCGTAATATCCCGGGTCAACGAGCTTGCCAATGCCGAGCGCGGTCAATCGATTCATCTGACGCGACGCCAT